CGCCACGCAGACCGTGTTCCACACCCATGTGCATGTCGTGCCCCGTCGTCCTGGTGACGGGCTGACGTTGCCGTGGACGGGCCAGAAGAAAGCCGGGGGAAGACAAGTGAGCGACGTTGCAGAGCGCGCGAAAGCAGCACTGGACGACACGCGCTGCACGGACACGATGATGGACTTTTTCCAGGTCGGACTAGTCCGAGAATTGGTCGCCGAAGTTGAGCGTCTCCGGACCATCATCATCGACCGCGAAATTGCCGACTACAAGCAGGAGAACGGGCTGAAATGACCAATCCACGATTCGCGGAGTTCGAGCAGCACCTATCCGGCAGTTGGGTCTCGCTCGCGCTGCAAGTGCTGATGGATGCGGCGATGGATCGCGCCGAGAACGGAGTCTCCGATGAGTGATTTCCCGTCCGCTGAGCAGCAAGCCCGCGACCTACTCGCACAAGTCATCTGCAACGAACGGTGGGGGATCGACGGGCAGATCCATGACCCGACTGGCTGGGATCGCGGCACGGCTGACGCTGTTCTAGCCGCGCTCAAACCAACCTTCGCTGAGGTGTCTCGCCTCCGGGCGCAGGAAACACGAATCCGAGAACTGCACCGTCGCGGCATCTGGACCGCAACCGGCCAGTACTACTGCGTCCACTGCCGCCCGAGTGACGTTCGGTGGCCATGCAAGACCATCGCTGCACTGGATACCGAGGGGGAAGGCCGGTGAATGCATGCGCGCACCATTTCGTGATCAAGCGGCCAGAAAGCGGCCCGGGCGCTAGTAGCGACTCCCGGCCCGGAGAGTGGTTCTGCAACGAGTGCCCGCAATGGTGGGACACCTATGAAGACGTTCTCGATGCCGTGGCTACAGGGGAGGAAGCGTGAGCGGGGAGTGGTTCGAGACCGAGTACGGGGCGATGCACCACTCGGACAACTGGCAGCTGGTCGCGAAGACCAACGGGTCGTACGACTTGTACCAGTTCGAGCGGGGCGACAACCCGTTCTGGTTCAAGATCCTGAACACCGATCTTGAGACAGCGAAGGTGTACGTCGAGTTCGTAGAGCGAGAGGACGTGGACGCGTGACCCAGGTTTCGCCTCCCCGGGAGGATGGCGCAACGCCTCCCGGGGAGCTGCGGCTCACCGATCGTTGCGACGCGTGCTCTGCCGCGGCTATGGAGCGCTGGGAGAACGGTCAGTTCGAGCTGCTGTTCTGCAAGCACCACGCCGCCGAGCACGCTGAAGGGTTGTTCACCGCGTCGTGGGTACGGACTGAGTCGTGGGCGTTCGTCCGCGAGAACCTGTCGGGAACCGTCGGGCTGAAGAGAGTGAGGCAGGTATGAGCATGACGTACGACAACGTAACGTTCATGACCTCCGGCCTGAAACCCGGTGTGCCAGTGCCGGACGGGAAACAGGTTGGAGAGGTGTTCGCCGACGGCGGCAGACTTCTGGTCATCGTTGTTGACGGAGTGGTGCACATCTACCAGCGTGGCGACACCGGTGCGGATTTTGTGCTGCACAGCAGTGTGGACACGAAGAACGCGAAGCAGGCCGACGTGCGCAGGAGTCGTCACTACCTTGCGCAGGAATTTCGGTCATGACTAAGCGCCTGGCCTTCGTCGTCTGGTTCATCGTCGGCGCTGTGATGCTCGCGGCGGTCCTGGTAGCCCCGTCAGCGCGTGCTGACGGGTTCTCCGGGTGCGAGCACCGGTCGGTGTCTCACCAGCTGGAGCACGGCGGTCTCAGGGCCGATTCAGACTGGCACGTGGCCCGCGGTGACCTGCCGACGTGCGATCCGGAGAAGAAATCCGAGAGCAAACATGACTCAGCCGGCCAGGGCAAAGACCGCGGGAAAGACAAGAAGAGTCGCTACTGCCGGAAAAGGATCTGGTGTTGAAGACCAGGTAGACGCGCCAGCTTCGCTGCGGATCGAGTCGTGGTCTGGTAGCTGTAACACCGGTATCGGTTGTGGCGATGCCGGTTCAGCTACGAACTTAGTGACGTTTGACACTTGCGTGGAACTAGATCAAGTGGTCTACTTTCTCCCACGGGGGAAGAGTCCCAGATCTGGGACACCAGAAAACTACGTCGCATTGTCAAGTATCGAGGGGGTTGTGCCTTGCGTTGTAACAAGATGCAAGATACGTTGGTCTGTAATACAAGGAGGACCGATGAGAACCACCAGAGAACAGCTCCCCCCGCCTCTCGCTAGAAGTGATTGAGGCCCTGAAAGCTACTGGAGAGACTGAGGCGGATATCGCTCGGATGTACGGTGTGACACCGCAGGCTGTTTCATGGCACGTTCACGCGTACGGAGGCAAATTGACCGCCCGGCAGGTTATCCGCCGCGAATACCCGTTCAAGGTACCCGAGCCCCTTTCTCAGTGCGCGCCGCATAAACGCCTGAGGGATCATGGCGAATACATCGCCACACGCGGCAAAGGCATGAAAGAATACAAGCTGAAGCGTCTCCGGTCGTTTTACCGGATGCTTCGTGAGAACAATTGGGTTGTCGAGTTTGATCCGAACATCCCGCCTATACCCGGCGTCAGCAAACGCGGGGGTTGGGCATACAGGGAGCGTCAGGAATCCGACGAAGACCTACTCATCAGAGTCAACGAATACACAACTCTGTCCGAGATCGGACGTCACGAGATCTGGCGTTTCCCGAGCGTGGAGCCCTGATAACCACCCGCCCCTTTTCTTAGAAGAATGGTTTGCACCGCATGTTCGAGATCACTTCCCGAGTTATCGGTAAGACAATCGTCCCTACTCTGAACGTGGTTAAAGACGCGTATATCCGCGCTAATACACTCGATCTGGTCCCCGGAATTCGAGGCCTCCACGTTTACCGTTCTACCTGGCTAACCGACGACAGCTACATTTACCGGGAAGTGAAAGAATTCATCGACAGGTATTGCGAGCCGGATGCGGTCGAGCGCGAAGAGCGTCACGGCGACAAATACATCATGGGCGAAATCGGGGAATTCCTGAGCTATATTCTCCGCCGCGAATATCAGCCCGCGGACTTCAACCTGTGCCCGCTGCTCGTGGAGCTGGGCCTGGCGAAGAAGGCCAGGCGCTGCAACGTCTCCCGCAAACCGAAGGAGGAGGCTTCATGAGGAATCTTCTGCTGGTACCGCTGGCTGCGGCTGGGCTGTTCCTGGCCGCGCCTGTGCACGCAGACACGCTGGACGACGCTTTCACCGCGGCGGCTGAGGAAGCTTTAGGCGTCGACCTGATCGACGAGAACTCCCCGAAGCTCGGGGAGGCTACGTGCGAGGCGATCCAGTTCGGATTCGGACGGAATGCCCTTGCCGGGATGATGCAGCAGGGCGGGAGTCCGAAGGTTTCGCGAGACCAGGCGGTCCGACTGGTGGACCTGGTCCACGAGTACTACTGCCCGAACCTAGACCTGGAGACGTGATGAACGACGAGTACTACTGCATGGTCTGCGACCACCCGGCCAACGAGCACACCGACGATGGCGTCTGCCACGTATTCGAGATCCCGAGCGTAGGCATTTTCAACGCCTGCATCTGCGACGGTGTTTCTCGTGGCTGACAACTTGACTCGTAACTACCAGTACGAGAAGAAACCTCGATCGGTCTCGCAGCTGTCGTCGTTCGAGAAGTGCCCGATGGCGTACAAGCTGTCCCGGATTGACAAGGTCTGGCGCCGGCCAGCGGCGTGGCTCCAGCAGGGGACCGCGGTCCACGCGGTGGCCGAGCACTACATGCTTCGCCGGCTGGGTTTCGAGCCGGGTGGCCCGATGACCCGCGAAGAGGCGTACGAGGTGTTCAAGGACTCGTACCAGGAAGGTATCAGCGAGTCCACGGACGTCACGCCGAACCTCGACTGGTGGTTCTCGTCCGGGCCGTACCGCGGTCCTGACGACGTGGAGCGACGCTGGAAGATCGGGCTGGAGCAGGTGGACAAGGTCATCGACTGGATCGAGAACCATCCCTCGCTGGAGGTATGGAGCACCCCGGACGGCAAGCCTGGGATCGAGCTGGATCTTGACTTCATGCTCGGGGATATCCAGATCAGAGGCTTCATCGACGCGGTACTGATCCTCGACGGCGAGCCGATGGTTGTAGACCACAAGACTGGCCTTAAGCCGGGGGATGACTTCCAGCTGGCGGTGTACGCGCTGGCGCTGAAGAAGCTCTACGGCCTCGACGTCCAGCGCGGGATCTACTTCATGGCGAAGACCGGCAAGCCGACGTATCCGTACGACCTCACCGACTGGACCGAGGAGAAGATCACCGAACGGTTCCTGGCGATGGAGGCGAAGCTGGAGGCGGGGGAGTTCGAGCCGAACCCCGGTGACGCTTGCGCGAGGTGCGACGTGGCGTTGAGCTGTGAATACTCTATGGCCTGAAACTTGACACGTAACCAAGCTTCCGGACGCCATCGGCACGGTGCGCCAACACCGGGTGTCCGGGGGGAGTGAATGATCGAGAACTAGCCATTCTCTCACCTCCACGGTATGGGCTCCACCGATAACGGGCCTCTAACTTGACACGTAACGAGGAGATATGAGCAATCCATCACTAGCGACCGAGGAGCAGCTGACCGAGCTGTTCGGGGTCGATACAGACACCGTCCGACGCTGGCGCAAGCAAGGGCTTGCCGCGGTCGGGGACTACTCGCCGAAGTGGGGTAAGCCGACGCCGTTGTTCAGCGTCGCATCTGCTGCTCGGTATCACAGGAAGGGATGAGACTTGACTAGTAACGAGGAATTGAAAGCAGCGCCGTTCGGAACAGTTCGGGTGACGAGCAGACAAGGCTGCATCAACGTATACATCAAAAACGATGGCGGGTGGCATCTGATCTTCGTGGACCGCAAAGACACGGAAGTCGAGGTTAGATGGGGAGGGGATGACCTCCCGTGGGGCGAGCAAGAGGTGTTTCGCCCGTGACCGAACGATGGACTCTTGCTGATCCGGCGCTGAAAGCGACCGTGACCAAACGGCCAGGCCCGGGGAACCTCTTGGACGTCGAGCTGGAAGACAAGAGAGCGGTTCACGAACTCGGCGGGGTGCTGCGCGCCGCCCGCCGGGGTCTTCTCGGTCCTCCGCTGGTGAAGTTCCTCGGTACGACCGAGTCGGCGCTGATCAAAGCTACCGACAAAGTCTGGGCTGAAGAAGTCAAGGCCAAACAGGAAGGCCGCACGATCTACAACGGGTTCATAGCGAGAGGTACGAAGTGAAGGATCTGACCGCGGTTCAGTACATCACAGCTCTCCGGGTACTGGAGGAGCACCAGCCTGCCGAGTACTCCTGGGGAGTCGACGGCTGTACGTGCAACGCCAGCGTTGAGTTCGGGCAGCAAGCTGAGCATCAGATGCGGGAGATCGTCAAAGCACTCAGGGAGGGCTGATGCCGCAGACAGTACACGTGATCCCGGTCGACGACCTGATCGAGCACGAAGACGTCGGTGACGACTGCGTGTGTGGCCCGGAGATAGAGCCGGTGTTCGACGCTGACGGCGCGTGCGGCTGGGTGATCACGCACCACTCGCTAGACGGAAGGGAGAGGTTCGAATGACGAGGTACTACCGCGTCCCGGGGATGATGTACCCGTACTGGATCGTGTCGGAGGCGAAGGACTGGCCGCATCCGGGCGATGTGACAACGGTGGCGATGAACTCGGCCGCGAGCACCGACATGGGCGACCTGTACGGGGATGAGTTCTCCCAGTTCTTTCCGCACGCCGTGGAGATCACGAAGGAACAGTACGAGGAGCAGGGCTGAAATGCTGTCGATCATGCAATCGATCGAGCAGAAAGGGAACGCGGGTGACCCTCTGCCTGTACCGTTCCGGTCGCTGACCAAGCAGGGCATCAACTTCCTGCGAGGGCAGCTGGCGCTGATCGCGGCAGCACCCGGAGGGGCTAAGTCGGCGTTCACGCTCGCTCTAGCGCTCAAAGGCCGTATCCCGACGTACTACCTCTCGGCTGACTCGGACGCGTTCACGCAGTCGACTCGCATCCTCTCGATGGAGCTCGGGATGCCGCTGGCTGAGTCCGCTCGGGCGGTACGCGAAGGTCAGTTGCCTCCGCAGGTGCTGACGTGGAACGCGGCCCCGGGGAACCCGCACGGTATCCCTATCCGGCTGAACTACTCGGCGCAGCCGACGCTCAAGGTCATCGAGACCTCGCTAGCCGCGTACGAGGAGACGTTCGGGAACTACCCGCAGCTGATCGTGATCGACAACATCACGAACGTCATCACCGGAGTAGCCGCGAACGACGAGGACCCGTTCGGTGGTCTGGAAGTCCTGATGGACTGGCTGCACGAGAAAGCCCGGGAGACCGGCGCGTGCATCATCGGTCTGCACCACGTCACCGCTGACAACAACTCCGGTGACAAGCCGATCCCGCTGTCGGGGATCAAGGGGCAGATTGGTCGCGTACCCGAGCTTGTAACCACCTTGCACCGAGTCCCGTCGACGTTCGGCGGGGACACGCTGAGGGTGTCGGTGGTCAAAAATAGGTCAGGAAGAGCCGATCCATCGGGCCGGCTGTACGCCGAGCTGAAGTTCGACGGCTCGAAGATGGAGATTAAGGATTTTTGATGCCCGATAACTTGATTCGTAACGAGAAACAGGACGTCACGGTGTTCACCACCGGTCCTGATTGTTTCAAGTGCACGCTCACCAAGAACGCGTTGACCCGAGGCGGTGTGGAGTACCGCGAGGTCCGGCTGGACAAGGACCCCTCGGCTCTGAAGCTGGTGAAGCAGAAAGGCTACGAGACCGCTCCGGTGGTTCACGTCGCCAGCACCGGCGCGTGGTGGGACGACTTCCGGGCCGACAAGATCCGGGAGCTGATCAAAGGAGTGAAGAAGTGAACCCTGAGTTGCGTGCTGTACTCACAGAAGCCCAGGCGCTGCATCGGTGGCGCGGAGATTTTCTCGGCTGCGGATGCGGCTGGAATTGGCCAGAAGAACGTACGTACTTCTGCGGCGAGGATGAGCGGATCGCCAAGGCGCACGCTGCCCATGTTGTTGACGCTCTCTTGTCTCTTCCGGGTGTGGCGGTAATCCAGCTACCCGAACCGTGTAATCCGCTAAGCGAATGGCACTCCCACTGCTTGGGCGCGTGGCCTACTGGGTTCAATGAAGATCCCGTGAGCGCGTGGCCGGACCCCGAGGTTATCGCATCCCCGGATGGCGAGATGATGTCTCCCGAACGGGCGCGTGGTTATGCCGCCGCCCTTCTCGCTGCTGCTGCTGCGGTTGTGGCCCGATGATTCCTCGGTACTCCACCAAAGACGTATGCACCAGCTGTTTCTTTGATTCTTGTGAGTGCTGCCGCGGCGGCGAATGCGCCTGCCAAAAGTTCAACCACCCTGTTGTCGGGTCGGTTGTGCAGTCTGAACCCAACCACGAGGCCCGCTGGGTGTCGGGATGGAGCGAGGCATGAGCATCGAGCAGCTGATCGCGTACTCGATCATCGCGTGGGGCGCAGGTCTGTGGTTGGTCGGGTGGTTGGATGGCGGCGGCTAAGCCTAAGCCCCGGCGCTGCGTCGACTGCGCAGCGGCCGGGATCACAACCCGCCGAGCCGCCCCTCACCCGGGACCTCGATGCGCAACTCACCATCGCGAAAAGCGAACCGTCCGAAAGGATACGGCGTGGGAGAAGCGTCTTCTGGAGCTCTACGACATCACCGCCGATGAGTATTGGCGGATATACGAGGCTCAAGGTGGCAGGTGCTACATCTGCCGCAAAGGCCGAGGCCTGCGGAAGAAGCTGGCCGTCGACCACGACCACCGAACCGGGCACGTTCGCGGGCTGCTGGATACGCCCTGTAACCGCAACGTACTCGGTCACCTCGGTGACGACCCCGAAGCTCTCCAGCGTGGCATCGACTACCTGGAGAACCCGCCCGCGTTCGCGGTGATCGGGAAACGGATCGCTCCTATCGAGGTCCCGAACTTGAATCGTAACCAAGGAAGGAAGAAACGATGAAACCGACTGCACGCCCGAACCTGCTCCGTCAGCAGCTGCTGGGGGCTCTGCTGGACCCGCGTAAGTACGCGCTGGCCCGGAACGTCTCAGAGCACTCCGTGGACCGCGCCGCTCGGAGGTGGGGTAAGTGATCGATGCCGTAGCCGCAGCCAAGCAGTGGCTCTACGAGGTCGAGGACGTACCGCTCACGGTCCACCTGTACGCCGCCGACGAGATTATCCGTCTCGTGAAAGGACTGGTCGAAGCGGCGGAGGCGACGCTCTGATGAGCCAGGGCTGGATGAAGATCGAGGCGTTCGTCAAGGTCGATCCGACCACCGACACCGAGGACGTCTACGAGTTCCTAGACGACGCGCTCAAGCAGCAGTTCCCGTACCACGAGGGTATCGAAGTGTACGAGGTCTTCCGGTGGAACCTTCACAAACGCTGATCGCGAAGGTCATCGAGCGGCTGGCACCTGACTGGGTACCGCCCGAGGACACGGGCCGGGTGTGGATTCCCTGCCTCTGCTGGCACCACGAGGAGTCGCGGCCGTCTGCCGCGGTGTCGTACCAGCTGAACGCTTTCAACTGCCTCGCTTGTTCGGCGCGGGGCAACGCGATCACGTTGCTGATGACTTACGAGGAGGTGAACTATCAAACAGCAGTCGAAAGAGCACAAGAGCTATCTCCTTCAGGCGTCGCAGCGTTATCACAAAGCGCTGGCTGGGTCCGCGGCCGAGGAGTATCTGGCAACCCGCGGGCTGACCGCGCCGGCTATCGCAGAGGCGGTGACGCAGTTTCGCCTCGGGTACGTGGAAGAGCCGCTGCCCGGTCACGAGATGTACAAAGGGATGCTCGCTATCCCTTACCTGCGATGGGCTCCGGACGAGCGGTGGCAGGTGGTCTCGCTGAGGTTTCGTCGCCTAGACGCCGCCGAGGGCAAGGCGAAGTACCTGACCGTCCCAGGTGACACCGGGCGGCTGTACAACACGCTGGCGCTGCTGCAGCCGGCTCAGCGTATCGGGATCGCGGAGGGCGAGATCGATGCGTTGACAGCGTCTGTCGCGGGGTTCCCCACGGTCGGGGTCCCCGGAGCGCAGGCGTGGAAAGAGCACTTCCGCGAACCATTCCTCGGGTACCGAGAGGTGTTGATACTCGCGGACGGTGACGACGCGGGGATGCAGTTCGCCGAGACGGTGGCGGGTGTTCTGCCCAACGCCAAGATCATCCCGATGCCCGATGGCTCGGATGTCAACGACCTGGTGCTCAGCCAGGGAGTACAAGCACTGAAAGACAAGGTAGGGATATGACAGAAAGCATCCTGGAAGAGGCGCAGCGCCTGATCCACGGACCTCGCAACAAGAACTACGGGCACCCCCGGGAGAACTTCGCCGACATCTCCGCGTTGTTCTCCGCGTACCTGGAGCGTCCGATTACTGACCTGGACGTCGCGAACCTGATGATCCTGGTCAAGGTGGCCCGGGTGAAGGGTACGGGGTACCACCGGGACTCTTATACCGACATCGCGGGTTACGCCGGCTGCGTCGAGCGGATCTACGAGGAGCCGGTAGAGGAGGACGACCGGCTCGCTATGTTCGATCTTCCGCTGCCCGACGACTTGATTCGTAACGAAGAGCACGACTCGCTGTCGTGGGTGGATGCGCTCAACGACATCACGTACGCGGACGGCGAAGACGAGGACGCTCTCGTGGATCTGGACGAGCCGAGGGTGTGGAACGACATCCGGCACGTGCCGGATGGTGTCGACGTAATCGACAGGTTCGGGAACCGGCAATGCTCGCGGCGCGCGATAAGCGTGTTTAGAGCGGAGTTCGTGAACGAATGGGCTCCGTTCACGGAGGTCGTCGAGTGAGCGACTACCACGAGATCTACCGCGAGGTCGAAACCCCTCAGAGCGGTATGTCCTTACACATCGACCTCGACACCGTCACCTACACATCTGTCACCAACGCGATCAACGCGCTGGACGACGTCTACCGATCAGTACGCGCGGAGCTATCCCTCCTCGCAGAGAAGGGAACCAAATGACTAAACGAATCGTCTTTCTACCCGACACTCAGTTGCCTTTCGAGGCGCGCAAAGAGATGCAAGCGGTCATCCGCTTCATCGGGGATGTCCAGCCGTACGGCGTGGTACATATCGGTGACGTCCTAGACCTGCCGCAGCCCTCGCGCTGGAATCGAGGGACCAAGGGCGAGTTCGAGGGTTCGGTGTACCGCGACGCAGACTACGCCAAGAAGAACCTGATGGAGCCACTGCGCAAGGTCTACGACGGCTGGATCGGGATGCACGAGGGCAACCACGATCTGCGAGCCCGCGAGTACCTGGCCAAGAACGCACCGGCCCTGGAGGGTACGCACGCTTTCGATATCGACGTGCTGCTCGACTTCGACGGGTTCGGTGTGGAGCTGCTGCCTGACTTCTACGACATCGCTCCGGGATGGATCTCCACTCACGGGCACATGGGCAAGATGACGCTATCCCAGATCGCCGGATCGACAGCGCTCAACGGCGCCAAGAAGTTCGGCAAGTCCGTGGTCTGCGGCCACACGCACCGGCAGGCTGTCGTCTCGCACTCGTTCGGGTACGGCGGCTCAGTCCGCAAGACCGTCACCGGCATGGAAGTCGGGCACCTGATGGACATGAAGAAGGCCAACTATCTAAAGGGCGGAGCTGGGAACTGGCAGATGGGCTTCGGGATGCTCACGGTCGACGGCAAGCATGTCAAGGCTGAGATCGTCCCGATCCTGGGAGGCAAGTTCACCGTTGACGGCCAGGTCTGGGAAGTCTGACGCCGTGGCCTTGACACGTAACGGGAACGTTCTGCCGTACCTGCACTTCGAAGCCCGGTCCCGGGAGATTCCCCGGGTCGAGCTGATCGAGGTTCTGGTCGAGGAGACCTACGCCAAGCGCAGTCTGGAGCCGGTGAATGGATGACTCTCTCCTGGACAAGCGCCTCAGACGAGGTGCGAAGTCCGCAGGGGTGGAGTGGTCTCTGACAGCCGATCAGCTGGAAGACCTGACCGGGGACCTGTGGGTCGCTGTTCTGGAGAAGTCGTCGCGGATGACCGCGGCTACGCAGCCGTCGGAGGGCGAGGCTATCTCGTTCCTGCGCCGTCACGCGTATCAGATCCTGAGCGAGTCCGCGTTCGCGGACGACCTAGCCCGGGGTGACTGGGACTACTCGTCGGAGTCGATCAAAGACGCGCTCAAAGGCCGATCGGACAACGTGTACCTGATGGAGGTGATTCCTCAGGCTGTTTCCCAGCTCGTGGATCGTCACCCGCCGTACGCGGAAGCGCTCAAGGTCAGGTACATCGACGGGGTGGTTCTGCGGGACCAGGCCGCCAAGGACCGGCTGAAGAATGCTCACCGCGCGGTGCTCGAAGAGGTCCACAAGGTCATCAAGCAGACCGATGACCACGACGGGCCAGGCTCACGGTCCAAGGTGTTCCCGGACTCGATCCGGTCGCACAACGGCCCGGGTGACCCTGTCGGGGAGATGGCTACTCGTCTCGCTGACGACGGGTGGAAGTCAGCCGGCGAGGACGGTCTGACGTACCGGGAGCTGTTCGACCTGGCTACCGCCGAGCAGGTGACCTCCAGTGCTCCGAAGCATCGCCGGGCGTGCCCGGTGTGCCACCACATAGTGCCGATCAGCTCGGGACGGTTCAGGGATCACCTGATCCCGTCCTGCGCAGGGTCAGGGGCTGCCGCGTGAACATCTTCGACGGCCAGTTCGGCGGTATGTCCGGCGTCGACATGTACCGAGCGTGGGTGACGCCTGAGCTCTACCCCAACAAGAAGGAAGCCCTGCTCTCCAACTGGAGTCAGCAGGATCTCGAAATGTACGTCGGGGGTCTATACACCCCCGGTTACAACAACCGGAAGGAAACCGAATGACTGTCACCACCGATCCCTGGGCCTCGAACGACAACGGCCCCGAGCAGCCTGTCGCCACCACCGCCCCTGCGACCACCGTGGTCAACAACAGCAGCAACGTGGCGCCCGGCGAGGGCAAGATCGTCACCACCCTGAAGGGTGGCCGGGACTTCGACGCGCCGTGGATCGTGATCCACGCTTCGTCGGTCGAAGAGTCCGACGCACTGCTGGATGCGAAGTTCAAGGACTACATGGACAAGGTGAAGAAGGTCGCCGCGGCGTTCGCGGGTGGGTCGGCTGCACCGGCTCCCGCTCAGTCCTCGGGCGGCGGGTACCGGCGTCAGGCTCCGCAGGGTGCGCAGGAAGCCCCGGAGTGGGCTCCGCCGAAGCCGTACGACGACTTCGTCTACAAGACCGGCATCTCGAAGAAGACCGGCAAGGTCTGGCACGCGTGGATGCCTCCGGCCAAGGACGATCCGAGCGAGGACGATCCGCGCCCCGCTAAGTTCTTCTACCCGCCGCGTTAATCAGGTCTTCAACTTGACTCGTAACCACCTAGGAGGGTGTAATTGAGCGAGGAAATCAAGGTTCCGAAGTTCATGGTCATGCTCCAGAACGGGTTGTTCTGGACGTTCCCGGACGACTGCGAGTACCGCATCAGCGGTGACGAGCTGGCAGTCGACTTCGGGGAGGGGGAGTACCGAATCTTCCCGATCAAGAACAACATCGCCTACTACGGCCGGGTGATGGTCAAGGAAGAAACCCCGGAGGGGCAGATCCGACGGGAGCTGGGACTCTAACGTCTCCAGCTTGATTCGTAACGAAGGGAGGGGCGGGTGAAGCAACACCGCTACCAGATCAAGGACGAGACAGTTCTGGTCAACGTCGTAGAGCACGAGGATGATCTCGACGGGTTCGAGAGCTTCATCCGCTCCAACCTCCGGATTCTCGGCCTCGATACCGAGACCACGGATCTGGGGATCTACAAGCCGGACTTCGGTATCCGGCTGATCCAGTTCGGTAACCCGTGGGAGTCGTGGGTTCTGCCGGTGGAGCGGGGCGGCGCGTTCGTAGGAGCCGCCGTCACCGCTCTCCAGAAGGTCCAGCGCTTCGTGATCCACAACGCCGCGTTCGACCTCCAGGTGATCGAGCGGACGCTCGGTGTGCCGATGGAGCAGATGTGGCCGAAGGTCGAGGACACCAAGATCTACTCGCACCTGGTAGACCCCCGGGCCTACAAAGAAGGTGGGACCGGCCACAAGCTGGAAGAGCTGACGAAGTTCTACATCGACCCGGTGACCGCCGAAGAGGTCAAAGCCTCGATGGCTCGCCTGGCCAAGAAGCACAAGACCACCAAAGACAAGATCTGGGCGCTGGTCGACCTGGACGACCCGGACTACGAGCTGTACGCCGGCATGGACACGATCCTGGTGTCCCGGCTGCTGGGCAAGGTAGCCCCGCTGGTCCCGGAGTCGTCGCACAAACTGATCCCGTACGAGCACAAGCTCGCTGAGGTGATGTCGTACGTCGAACGCACCGGGTTCCTGCTGGACGTCGACTACTCGGAGAAGCTGTCAGCGGACATGCTGCGGAAGTCCGAGCACTACACCGCGGTGGCCCGGTACGTGTACGGGGTCGACTCGGTGAACTCCACCGAGAAGCTGGCTGACGGTCTGGAGCGCACGGGCGTGAAGATCAAAGGCCACACGCCCACGGGTAAGCGCCAGGTGAACGCCGAGCTGCTGGAAGCTCTGGCTGAGGAGGGCAACGCGCTGGCGAAGGCTGCGATCGAGGCGAAGAAGTGGGGTTCCTGGGAGAAGACCTGGGTCCGCAACTTCATCGAGCGGCGGGACGCCAACGACCGGGTCCATCCGGGGATCAACCCGCTGCAGGCCCGTACAGGCCGCATGAGTACGTCTAACCCGTCGGCTCAGAATCTGCCGTCGGGAGATTGGATGGTCCGCCGCTGCTTCCTGGCGGACCCGGGGCAGATCATCGCGTCGGTGGACTACCGCGCTCAGGAGCTCCGTGTTCTGGCCGCGTTGTCCGGCGATCAAACGATGCTCCGGGCTTTTGAGGAGGAGTCCGACCTGCATCAGGTGACCGCGGACGCCGCAGGTGTGGATCGGAAAATCGGCAAGATGGCCAATTTTCTTGTGTGCTATGGGGGAGGGGCGGGCAAGCTCGCCACCAACGCAGGTATCACCTTCCCCGAGGCCAAGAAGGTCCTGGAGGTCTTCGCGACCACCTACCCGGGCGTCGACACGCTCAACAAGCAGATGCAGCAGGAGGCCGGCTCGGCGGGCTTCATCACGACGCCCACGGGGCGTCGCCTGCCGGTCGACCCAGACCGTGCCTACTCAGCGCTCAACTATCTGATCCAGAGCTCGTCACGTGACGTTACTGGCGCGGCTGTACTGCGCCTGCACGAGGCGGGCTTCACCCCGAACATGCGGCTCGTTGTCCATGACGAGGTGCTGCTGTCCCTCCCGGAGGCCGACGCCGAGGCGGCAGTCAAGGAGGTGGGCCAGATCATGGAGCAGCGCATCGGCCCGGTGCTGGTGAATACCGATCCCGAGGTCACAGGTAAGTCCTGGGGCAGCGGATACATGGATGCAGAGACGATGGCTCAGCACGACGCCGAGCTCCGTTCTCGCGGCTTCTAACTTGACACGTAACGAGGAAGGAACGACATGGAATTTCAAGAGTTCTGCGACCGCATTTATCAGGTGTTCTCGCAGACCACAGGGGCTGAGGACCGTTTCTGGGTGGTCGAGAAGAGCGCCCACGGGGACGTGTTCGACGTCTTCGCCGTGGGCCAGGACGAGTCGAAAGAGTACGTCGGGAACTTCCCGAACGAGGCTGACGCCGACTTCACCGCGTCGATCCACGGCGCTATCGCGGACATGGTGCGCCGGTCGATGGAAGCGATCGACGACGCGGCTCGGCTGGAGCTGGAGCGCGACAACCTGATGGGCCGGGTCTTCGACCTGGAGCTGGAGATCCAAGGGCTCAAGAGTGAGCTGGACCGTTACGAGGGGGCGGAATGAGCAAGCACGGCTGGCTAACGTTCCCCACCCAAAACGGTGAGCAGTACTTCAAGTGCATGGCCCAGTCCGAGGTCGCGAGGAAGTGGCGTCCATACCTCTCGGTAGGCGGTCCCGGCTACGAAGGCCGACACCGGCTGCCGGACGTCCGATTCAGCCAGGAGCTACCCGGCGGGACGGTCTACTGGTCGGTGAACCGGAAGAACTTCTTCCGCCGGGACGACAGCCTCCCATCGGGATGGGTGCAGCGCATCTACCCGCGTGTAGCTACCAGCTTCAGGACCGCGGAATGAAGCGGGTGCGTGAACTGGTGCTGATCCGGATGCTCGACCACGAGGTTCGGCTGGAGCACCTGATCCAGATCGTGCGGGGGTGGTTCCGGTGAGGGAGCTCTGGGGTAACGACGCCAGGAAGTGGTTGATCCGCAAGAGCCCGCACACCCAGGAGTGGATCGTGTTCCCGTCGGTCGGATCGTTCTACGGCGTCATCACGTTCCACCCGGACTACGAGTCCGCACGGGCCGACTTCATCAGGCAAACGAGGAGACCATGAGCAAGAAGAAGAAAGACATCACCGTCGAGCAACTGTCCGTGATCGCCGACCGCCTTACCGAGGCGGTGGATCTGCTGAAGATCATCTCGACGCAGACCCGTCAGTCAGAGGTGATTACGGTGCGTCAGCATGACGATCCGGAACTGCAGCGTCGTAAGGTGAGCGCGGCTCAGGAGATCGAGGCCATCCGCGCCGAGGAGGCCGAGCGATACCACGCCTACCGTGACAAGCCTCTGCAGCCGTACGTGCGGGTCCACGAGGCCCCGTAAACCCCTCTAGCGTCCACGCTGACGGACTCAGCAGTATAACTGAATAGAGACTACCGGAGAAGCCCTCTGCGTGCCCTAGCGGCCCGTAGGGGGCTTTTCTGCGTTTACGAGGTCTAGAGCCGCGCCCAGCCGCAGATGCTGCTCATACTCCTGCAGATCCCCGAAGTCGATCGTGCGAGTCAGCCCGCCGCGGACGTCGAACGTCAGCCGAACGTTCATCGACCGGAGCCAGGTGTTCTTACCCGCGGTGTCCTGATCCCGCCACCAGTCCCCGAACCTCTGCCCGGTCTCGCGCCACTCCCAGCCCGACGGGCGAGCCTCTAACCCTTCCAACTCCTCCTGCCGCGCGGCCAGCGCCGCGATACGAGCATCCAGCGCCTCGCGCTGCGGAGACCCGGCCCGGTACGCCGGGGAGCCGATCAGCGACGTCAGGTCCACCAGCTCCGCGTTCACCTCCGCGAGTTCTACCGCGGAGTCCGAGCCGGCTACCCACACCTTCTCCAGCCGCTCCGCGTCCCCGAGCAGATCCAACACCTGCTCCTCGCAGAACGCATCCCACTCGGCCATCGCCACCGTGCCGTTCCCGCACCGCTGCGCCCAGCCCCACGACCGGCAGCGGTAGCGGGCGTTCTTCCTACCGCCCCCGGTGAACTTGTAGGCAGGCTCCCCGCACACCGCGCAGAACAGCACCCGCAGCAGCAGCGACGGGGTGGAGACCGCGGGCTTGGTCCGGTCGGTCTTCACGAGCTCGGCGCGCAGCGCCTCCAGCTGCTCTCGCGTCAGGATCGGCTCAGCCCGCACCAGCGGAGCCCCGTCGTCGTCTCGGACGGTCTTGCCGTTCAGAGTCGTATACCCGAGCATCGCCTCGGAGATCAGCGAGCGCTTCAGCGCGGTAGCCGACCACGCCCGTCCCTGCGGCTCCCGGCCCTGCAGCTGCGCGAAGTAGTCCTTGGGCGACAGGATGCCGCGCTGGTTCAGGTCGTGGGCGACCAGATGCAGCGGCTCGTGGTTGTCGACGACGCGGTGATAGACCTCGAGGATGCGTTCGCGCTGCACGGGGTCGACGAGCAGCCTCCACTCCCCGTCCACGCGGGCGGGCATGTAACCCCACGGCGGCAGGGAGCCACGGTATTTCCCGGCGCGGATATTGAAATGCGCCGCCGATCGGTTCCGTTCTTTGATCGCTTCTAATTCCATCTGCGCCACAGTTCCCATAAGCGCGATGACGACCGCCGCGAACGGTGTCGTCGTGTCGAAGTGCGCTTCGGTCGCGGAGACGACCAGCTTCTTGTGGTCCTCGGCCCAGTGGACCAGCTGCTGCAGATGCCGGATCGATCGGGTCAACCGGTCTACCCGGTACGCCACGATCACGTCGAACGGTTGCTCCTCGAACGACAGCCACCGGGCCAGGTTCGGGCGGCGCTTCCGGTCGAACGGATCGACCGCTCCGGAGACGTCCAGATCCTCCGCCACCCCGACGACGTCCCAGCCGCGCTGGGCGCAGAGCTGCTGGCAAGACTCCAGCTGACGCTCGGGTGAAGTCGTAGCATCGGTGACGCGGGACAGGCGGATCACTACCAGCGCTCGCATGGTTTGTACCGTACACCACTGAGACCGCGGTGGTTGACCAGACAAACCACGAAGAACCTGGTCACCACGGCCATACCCACTGAAACGCAAAAAGCCCCCTACCTAGCCTTCGCGGGCCGGGTAGGGGGTTTCTTGGTATGCGGGGTTAGATCACCACGGATCGGTGGTCTCGGTCTTGCCGCGGCCGCCGCCGCAGTGGCGCTGGCACTTGTAGACGTGCTTGGTGCCGTCCATCTTGTACGAGCCGTCGGCGTGCTTGGCGTAGGTCCAGTCAGCGCCCGCTCCGCCGGAGCCGGTAGCGCAGGCGTGCTTGTAGATCTGACCGTGACCGGTGCCGTGGTTGGCGCAGTGAGCCGGAGCAGCCTGGGCGATCGGTGCGATACCGAGCCCGAGACCAGCCGCGAGGATGCCCGCGGCAGCGATAGTGCGTAACATAACAGTGCCTTCCTGATGGTGGGTGTGCGGCCGACGGGGTTGGTTCTCAGGCCTTGGCCCCGTCGGTCGTTCTCTTGCAGGCGACTTTAGTCGTAACCGGGTTACGTGTCAAGCGCGGTTATTCCCACTCGATCAGGACGTATCCGTCACCGCCCGCTCCGCCGTAGCGACGAGCATTAGTCCTATGACCGCCACTTCCGCCACCGCCTCCGCCGTATTTACCTCCGTTACCGCCGTGACCGGTGGTTGTGGACCCGCTGTTGTTGCCACCGCCACCGCCTCCTCCAGCGCCTGGGTTACCGCCGGTTTGGTCGGCGGCGCTGGACCCGTTGGCCCCGGCACCGCCCCGCTCCCCTCCGGTACCGACCGCGGAGTTACCTCCTCTGCCCCCGGGAGTCTGGCTATTAGAGTCCGAAACCCGGCCGCCTCCTCCGCCGCCCGCACCTGCACCGCTCGGGTTATCTCCGCCATCTTCCGCAGAGCCTGACGACGCGGCCCCCTTACCCCCGGGCGCGCCGGGGATAACGACGGCCCCGGCAACCCCGGAGGCGACGCTCGTCAGGCTTCCAGCGCCCCCGGACACCTGCGTACTGCTACCGGACAGCGCGATCGCGCCGCGCGCCCCTCCTCCTGCGATCAGCGACACAGATCCGGACAAGAACGAGGACGATCCCCCGTCCTCACCGCCAAATCCTGTCGAGCCTCCACCGGTATTCGCCCCGCCGAGTCCTAAGACGACGCTGTAGGAGGAACCCATAGCCTCGCGAGGCACCCACACGCGGGGAATCTTTGCCCCACCCGCTCCGCCGCCGCCGCCGCGGCGGTAGGTATCATCGAAACTCTGGTAGCCCGCACCGCCCCCGCCTCCGCCGCCGACCAGGGTCACCCAGCAGCCCGAAGCACCCTCGGGCACCGGCTCGTCGGAGAGGTTCGTGTAGCCAGGGTCTTCGCTGGAGATCGTGAACGGGGTGAAGTCCGGAACCGGAGGCCAGATCTTCATCGCGCCGACGTAGACCTTCGCCGCAGCACCCCCGACGAACACACCGACAACGTCGAGGCCACCGACCTTCAGACTCATTCGATGACCACGTAGATCGTGTCAGGGTCCGGAGACCCCAGCTCGTCGTAGTCCTCCTGGGAGATCACCAGGATCGACTTACCGTCGAGCGCGTCTTGCATCGCGTTATGCTCCGAACCCAGCTGGTTCAGAAACGCCGCGTCAACCTGCTGACCGACACCGTCTGTCCAGTTCTCGGGAAGTGCCATGCGTGCTCCTTAGAATCGGATAAACCCGTCGGTCGGCCAGATCACACGGATGTCCGACCCGTTCGGGATGACGAATTGGTAAGTAGGGGAGTCGTGATACGACAGCAGCGTCGACGTAGACGAAGTACCGGTGTGCTTGTAGACGATGACCGCCTCACCCGTGTCCCCCGTAACTTCGGGGAACACCGTCGGGTCAGCCTTCACCCAGCCGGAGGAAGTCACCGACTTACCGGTCAGGCTCTCCGAGACAGCGATGATCGCCCCGGACGGGATATTCGCCAACGTCGTGTGCGACGTCAGGTTCACGGTGTAGTCGTCAGCGTCGATCATCAACGCCCGGATGTCGTCGTTCAGCCAGTCGATATCGCCTCTGGCTGCCGCAGCACGGCAGCTGCTGTAACGAGCAGAAATCTCTTGTCTCCTTAGATCTCGAACGGCACGTCAGCCGGGATCTGGTTGTCACCGGTGGACTCGACCGTCAGGTACAGCGTCGGGTCACGGACCTCGTCCTCGTCCTCAGCAGGATCAGGACGGAAGATCCAGTCCCGGTGCCCGGTGGACTCGGGGTCGAGCAGGTAAGCGATCTGATAGAACAGATCGACCGCGTCGACGTGGGCCGAGAAGTTGTTCAGAGTCACCGCGATGACCGATCCGTCTTCGGAGTTGTAGAAGATGACCGCGATGTAGCCGCCGAGGTTGCCCACCCAACCCTGCCACGCTCCCCAGCAGATCGAGTTCAGACCGAACCCCATCCAGCCCGGACCCTGATGAGGTCCCGCAGGCTCGTACTCGACGTACGTCGTGAAGATCTCTTCGCGGAGCTGCTGCATCTCCTCGGACAAAAACGTCCCGTCGTACAGCGCTTTACCGAACCGAACGAAGTCCTCTATGTTCCCGGCGAGAGAACCGGCAGCCCCCGACCACGAGGTCGAGACCGCGGTGAACTCCAGGTCCTTGGACGTCGGGTAGCCGAGGAACGCCGCGAGGAACGCGAACGGCCCGAGGATCGCTTGGATCTGCGGCAGCGCCAGGTTCGGGGTCCAGCCCCGGACATACGGCGGGTTCATGTAGTTCGTCGTCGGCCAGTGCAGCGACGGCATATCGACCGCGGACTGCCACTCTTGCACGACGATCTGATCGACCGTCCGGCCGTCGTTGTAGACGGACTCCAGGACCTTGCCCAGCAGCCACGAGGCCGCGTTCGAGTACGACGAGCCCTGACCCGGCGCGAAGTTCACCACCGAGTTACGGATGTAGTTCAGCGGGTCGTACGTCGTGGTCGGGCTGAGGAAGTACGTCTGCTGGACCGCGGGGTCTGTCATCCAGTCTTTGAGCCCGTCCTGGAACAGCAGCAGCTGCCGGATCGTGATCTGGTCCCCGTTCGGGACGCCGGTGACGAACTCGCTGATCGTATCGTCCCAGTCCAACAGCTCGTCATCGATCGCTTTGAGGATCAGGGTGTGGGTGAACATCTTCGAGCACGAGCCGTACCGGAAGTTCTTCTCCAGCGTCAGCGGAGTGTTCGAGGTGCGGTCCCCGCCGTACGCTTTGTAGTACGACCCGGTCGGGGTCTCGATCCCGATGATCGCCCCGTCGGCTACCTTGCCCGACGTTGGCTTGATCTTCGCCGCTACCAGCGCATCGATCTGCGCCCGGACCACCGGGTCCAGCGGGTCAGCCGGAGACAAAGCGTCGGTGACAGCTTCCGCCTCCAGCTCAGCCAGCGTCTTGGGCAGCGACTCGTTACCCGCCATGTCGATAGCGGTGATCGTGATCTGCTCGGAGTAGTCGGTGTCCGGAGTCAGGCCGGTGATAGTCACCGACCCGAGCTCCGTAACCGGGGAGGTGTTCTGTCGAACGCCGTTGCGGTACACGTTGTAACCGCGAAGTCCGCTAGGCATCGTCGACAGCTCCCGAGGGTGTGATAGTGATCGAGGTGGACGTCGCAGACACGTCGACGTGCAGCGCGGAGGTGTTCGGAGGCGTCACGTCGCCTTCGCCGTCGCCCACGACCTCACCGGGCAGAGCGCCCTTGCGGAACTGGACAGCCGCGCACGCGGGCCCACCGGGACCGCCTTGGGTGTAGATACCGAGCCAGTGACCGCCGTTACCGCCGCCGCCAGGCTTGGTACCAGCGCCGCCGTACGCGTGCTGATCACCGCCAGCGGCCAGCTTCAGGCCGTTGTATTCGACTTCCTCGATGCCTTTACCGACCGGCTTGCCGAGCGCCACAGGGCGCTGACCGGAGCCGTTAGAGCCGTTAGCAGCGGACACCTCGAACCCGGGGATCGACAGCTCAGCGCCATCCCACTCCAAGATCGTGGTGGTGCCGGAGAAGTGCTCACCACGGGTCCAGGTCACGGTGTTGACGCCACCAGGCTGACCGGGGTTGCCGTAGAACCCGAGGAACCCGTCGGCACCCTCGCCGCCCTTACCGGTGACGATCGCGTCGATGCGGTCGCACCACGCCGGTACCGGGATAGCTACAGGCTTCTCGAAGAACTCGACCTGCGGGTCGTGGTGATCCGAGCCGGTGCCGGTGTCCACCGCGATACCGACGCGGGGGACGTTGTCGGTCCAGGTGACGTCGGCTTTGTCCAGGGTGGCCGGGGGAAGAGAAGGCGTCGACAGCGAGCGGGTGGCCCCGACGTTGCCGATCGGAGCGCCGTCGTTGTCCGGGAGGTTGAAGTCCCGGCCGCGCATCGTGTGCGTGCCGCCGACGGCGATGAACTCGTACGCCAGCAGGTCGCCGGCTACAGCCGCGATCGGGGTAGTGAGTTCGTAAGCCATGTTCGCGCCGGGGGACGCGGAGCCCGCCAGCAGACCCGCGATGTTCTCGGACTGGTGGATCAGCTCGCCCAGCTCCGGATCGGAGCGGTCGTCGACGCAGCGGTAGACGTTGATGTAGAACTCGGTGATGCCCGAGGTGCCCCAGCCGATCCAGGTGATCAGGCCGATAGGCATCGACTGCTCGATGACATCGAACGCGATGATCGAGGTGCCGGGGGAGACCGAGACCGTGGAGTTCAGGGTGTCCAGGTCGAAGTTGCCGCGCTCGGACTTGTACAGTCCGGACTTCGGCTTCTTGTTGTTCTGGATACCGAGGATGTCCCAGGCGAACCCGCCGCGGGCAGCCGCCGAGGAGATCTGCTCGATCAGCGACTGGAGATCCGAGATCCCCGCACCGATGCCGGTGACCCCGACGATGCCCGAGACGATCGCATCGACGATGCGCTTGATGGTCTCTTCGATCGACCCGCCGCCCAGCACACCGCCGACCGCACCGGGCCGGATGTTGGTCAGCGAGAAGATCAGGTCTTCGATCGTGTGACCGATGTTCAAGGTGCCGGTGAGCGCCTGGACGATCGCGTCGATCACCGCGCCGATACGCGCAGCGGCGTGCTCCAGTTCGTCGCGCAACTCTTGCGGCAGGTACGAGAGGATCTGCTCCAGCACCCGCGGGGTCTCGCGGATCGCACCCATGATGGCGTCGACCGCGCCGGCTACGGTGTTGAACGCGCCTTCCAACGCGTTCGGGATGAAGTCTTTGAACTTCTGCAGCGCTTCCAGCGGCAGGCGCAGCAGCAGCTGCGGCAGCACCAGCAGCGCGTTGGCCGGGTTGAAGTCCGGGACCTGGAACAGCGACCGGGCGATGTCCTCGGTCATGTCCTGGCCGTAGCGGTAGTCACCGCCGCCGATGACGAACGCGCCGTCTGGAACGTCAGGCACCCACTGGTCGTCAGCCACTAAGACCTCCGTTACATATCAAGTTCAGAGCAGCAGTTCGGCCGGGGGAGCCGGAGGCTTCCGTCCCGGGATGTGCTTACTGATCCACGACTGCAGGACGCGGATGTAATCGATCGACAGCTGCAGCCGGGTCTTGGTCGTGTAGTTCTCTTCTTCGAGTTGGTTGACGCGCACGGTCAGGTCCGCGATCTCCGCTTTGAGCGGGGCGATCAGAGCCACCGCGGTCTCGACGAAGATCTGCGAGGCCTCCGCCTCGGTCTTCTCGATCTCGGCGGGCTCCCGTCGCCGGGAGCGCCACTTCTCGCCGTAGATACCGATCGCGATGCCCGCAGGACCGCTAGCCACCGCCAACCAATCCAGGACCTCGGTCACCGTTTCGTAGGGGTGACGTGGCGGCGGATCACGAATCCGAGGACGAACGGTGCAGCCACCGCGTAGATAGCGACCGCCTGATCGATCCACGAGACGTCGAACGTCTTACCGAGGACGAACCCGGCGAAGCCCAGTCCCGCGGCCACAGCGCCGCGCAGCACCGCAGGCTCGGGGACGTACTCCTCGATGCCTTCGATGTCACCGTCTTTGTCCAGGTCCCAGCCCAGGTGCGGGATCTCGAAGCCGCCTGTGTTCAGCTCAGCGAGGTCCATCTCTTCGGTAGGCAGGTCAGACACGTGCAACGGCTGGGTGTCTTCCAGGTCTGGCATAAGCGGGCCTCTCATTCGACCGCAGCCTGATGCTGCGGCAGGGGTGCGGTAGGAATCAGGCCCATTTGCTTGTAGATGTCGAGCTGGGCTTGCTGCTCTTGCTGGGTGAGCGTCCGAGGATCTTGGACACGGAACTTCGGAGGCTCCGGGGTATCCGAGGGAACCCACTGCGCAGCGGGGTTGTAGTGGCTCCGCGGCCCGCGGGCGGGAGCCTGGAACTTCTTGGTCTGCTGAGGCAGCTTGCTGACGTGGATGTTCCCGTTCTCGTCAGCGAGCCGGCGCAGAGAGTCCACATGCACAATCCCGAGCTCCGTGAAGTGCTTTGACCAGTATTTGGCCATCACCGGGTTAGACAGCGAATGGCCTCCGGACGGGTGAGGGAGTCCCCAGAAAGCCCAGGCAAGGGCTTCCTCCGGCTTGTCCGGGTCGGCGTGTTCTTGGGTCAGAGGTTTGTGCATGTGGCGGGCTCTCTTCGTTACGTATCAAGCTCGGCTGCTACAAAATTCCGAGCTGTCCGAGGTTGGAGTTGATGTACTGGATCAGTTCGAACGCCTTGAGGATCGGGTCCTCCGGCTCTTTGTAACCGATCGTGATGGTCCAGCCCTTCGGGCCGTCGGTACCCCACTCGTAGGTGAGCTTGGTGACCCGCTCCACGAAGATCGTGTACGGATCGGGGTAGCCGAGGACCGTGGTACCGACCCGGTCACCGAGCCAGAAATGCCCATGACCACGCTCACCGATGATGTACGGGGCAGCGTCGGACACCTGGATCTCGTGCGAGTGCTTCGCCCGGGTAGCCCACTGCTTAGCGCGGGCCGCCATGATCGCGGAGATCGTGAACGCTTTGTCAGCGCCGTCGACCCAGCCCTCGTTGTAGTGGAAGTCCCCGAGGCCGGTGACGATGTCCTCTAGCCCAGCGATCGGCAGGCTCAGGCCTGCTGCGCGGAGCGTGGGAATCTCCATGAACGCGAGGATCACGTTCTCGTACAGCGGACGGGCGACCGCGTCCATGATGCCGCCGAGCGGCGGTAGGTCGATCGCGCCGCCGAACGCGCCGAGCGTGGCTAGCTGGGAGTTGATCAGCGACGTCAGGAAGTCGCCGCCCATGTTGATGCCGGCTGAGATGATCTCGTTCACCCCGGGCATCGACTGCCCTCCGAGCACGAACGACGTGTCCGTGGCCTCGGTGTACGTGAACTTCGAGGACTCAATGCCTGTGTACGGGGACTCCATGAACACCACGTGCGGAGCCTTCGGGTACGTCCCGAGGAACCCGGGGGTGTAGTACTCACCCGGGTAGGTCGGCAGCCCGGTGTAGATGTCGATGCCCTCGGTCATGCCGTCCGACGCGATGTTCATCACCGCGCGGACCAGACCGGTCAGCAGCGACCCGCCGAACGCTGTCTCCGAACCCCACCCGGAGTTGTCGACGATGTCCCAGACCAGGCAGCCGTGGCGCAGCGGGATCAGCGAGGCGATACCCTCGATCAGCGGCAGCCCCAGCTCACCGGACAGCTCCGCGAACGGGTGCGGGTCCTCGCCGTGGAAGTACCGTCGGCACACGATGGTGAGCTGCGAGTCGGCCAGGACGTTCTTCGCGGTGTCGTGGAACGACTTGAACCGGGAGAACACGATCGTCAGCGGAGAGTTGTCCGCGAGGAACGGGAACGGCTTGACGATGTTGCGCCAGTTACCGGGGTTCAGCGAGAACGGGAACCACTCGGAGATGTCCAGAGGGTTGTCCGGTAGCGTCCACAGCGAGGTCTCCAGGCGGAGGATGTTGACGAACAGCGTCAGCAGCAGCGCCCACTTCGCGGGGCCGAACATCACCCACAGCTTCGGGAACTGGAACTCGGGCCGCAGGAACGGGTTCGCCCACACGTAGATGTGCTTGAGCTCTTCGTAGTCGTGCTTGAACACGACCTCCATGTAGACGTCGCCCTCTTTGGTCCGGACGATGTCGTAGTGATCCATGCGGCCCGTCCACCGGGCACCCTGCTTGTCGAACGAGACGTGGACGTTGCGGCGGGCGCGGCCTTTGTGGGACGCGACCCACTTCGCCAGGTAGTGGTCCAGCGAGATCGTGATCGACGCGGTGCCGGTCTCGTTCTCGATGAACTCGAACTTGTGGCTGCGCTCCCCGACGAGCTGGCCGCGGAGCTTGTAGTCGCCGTCCCAGAGGCGGATCAACGGCGGTGCGATCCGCTCGTCTTCCCGCTTCTGGCGGCGCTTCATGACGGTGTCCCAGAGCTGCTGGTGACCCGCCAGGGTTGTCATGTCTGCGGCGGGAGCTGGCATCAGCTCACCCCGAAGCCGAACCCGCTACGGTCTTCCTCGTAGTACTCTTCGTCGTACTCGGGCTCCTCGGGAGCCAGCTCGAACGAGCCGCCCGTGAGGCTGATGTACTCTTCGGCAGAGCCGTCGCCGGTGATCTCCAGGCTCAGGACCGGGATGCCGAACAGGCGGAGGGTAAAACCCATCTGACCTGGCCTTTCAGACTATTCTAGGCCCCACGGACGGGACCAGGCGCGCGGAAGGCGCAGCGTGGCAATCTGCCCGGGGACAGCCCCGGACACGGACAACTTGAACGTGACCTCGCCGGTGTACGGCGGGATGTAGTGCAGGAACCGGACAGAGTTCATCCGCTCCCAGATCGGGGAACCAGACTCCGAAGACACCTGCTCCTCGCGAGGATCGGAGTCGACGACGACGTTCTCAGCCGGGTACGTGTAGCCCTCGCGGAGAACCACCACGCGGCTTCCGACCTCGTACCCGCCGGTCAGATCGTCCGTATCGACCGTCATGGTCGGGACGTCCACGCCTTGCAGGTCGTCGGTGAACCGGACGACGTACGGGCGACCGCCGTCGACGTTGGTAGCGGTCTCGATCGAGAGGTCATCGCCCTCCAGACCAGAGGCGTCACCCACCAGCTGCGGCAGGTTCAACCCGCCAGCAGCACGCTGGAACGACACGACGTACAGCCGGTCGCCGTCCTGTTCGGTGGTCACCTGGACATCGAGCCCAGCACCCCCCGAGAGCGTGCCGACATCACCTGTCATCTCGTCGATGTCGATACCGCCGACGCCTTTGCCCGAGGCGTTACCGCCGAACAAGCCGCCGATGAAATCGATGATCCCCGAGATGATGTCGGTGATGACGCCCTGACTCTGGGCTTCGCCGAACGTGATGCGGTACGGCGAGTAGAACCACTCGTTCAGACCCTCGACCTTGACGTAGTTACCGTCGATGTTCGGCAGGTCCGCGATCCGGGCCGCCACCGTAGCCGGCGTCGCGTTGTACGCGATCGGAGCCGTGGTCTGCCCGTCGAGCGTCAGCGTGAACGAACCCGAGGTCGGTTCCCCGACCAACTCGACCACCTGGACCTCGTTGATCTTCGTCGACTTCACCCTGACGTCAGCGGACCCGATCGAATCCAGCCCCACCAACGCACCCTGAAGGTCGGCGTCGGAGGCGTTGAACGGGATACCGACCGTGGTCTCCGAGCCCAGCGACAGCGTGAACGTGCCGCCCAGAGCGCCGCCTTTGAGGCGAACCGTCTGGACCTCGTTCGTCGCCCCGCCGAGAGACACCTCGACGTCGTTGGCGGAGATACCCGCCAGCGCGATCAGCGCAGCGCGGACCTCGTTCGGCGTCGCGTTGTACGCGATCGGCTCGGTCCACTCATCGCCGTACCCGATCTTGAACGTGCCGCCGGTCGGGCGTCCGTCGATGTAGATCTGCTGGACTTCCTCGACGCGCAGACCACCGATCTGCCCAGGCATCCGGATACGCCGGGTGCCGAGCGACGGGTCCTCGTCCTCGTCGAGATCGAGCTTGTAATCCGGGACCGTCCACAGCGTGGCCGGGGACTTCGGAGCACCGAGCCACGGCAGCCCCGGGATGTACGGTTCGGCAGGCTTCTCCGACGACCCGGGCAGCGTCCACTTCGGCCAGATGATGTTATCCGTCGGGTTCGCGTTCGGGACCGTGATCTCGATGTCCTCGACCGGAAGCTCCGGCTGCGGCCACGGCCACGGAAGCGGGTTCGGGTCGAACGTCGTATCCTCTTGGACCTCGATCGGGTAGACGACATCGTCCTCGTACCAGAACGGGTCGCCCGCGACGACGACCATCTTCGTAATGTTGACCTCGCGACCTCGCGGGTCGGTGACCATGTCAGTCGTCGGGGACTCGAACAGCCGCACCTTCAGGTAGCGGTGCCCGGACTCTCCGGTGGTGATGTGGAGCTTCGCGTCGCGCTTGAACGACCACGCTTTGCGCCACGCCGAATCCCGGCGCAGCCAGGTCTCGTCGTTCTCGTCGTTGAGGATCTCGACGCCGAACACCAGGTCGCGTCGGAGGACTCGGTGGTTCAGGTACCGAGCGCCGGGGAAGTTCCCCGGCTCCTCGTACGTCGCCTTCACCGGAGGGTCGAGCAGACCCGTCACCTCGGTAGCGAGGTAGATCCCCTCGGTGCCGTTGGTGAGGTCGAACCACTCACCGTTGACACCTTCGAGTTCGACGAGGGTATCGGGGTCCAGCAGTCTGGAAGCCATGTAACTCCTCGTTACGTTTCAAGTTAGCGGCGTGTGTAAGTCAAGGCCTGCTTAGCGACCTCGTTGTTCTTCACCGCGATAGCGTCGTCAACCGAGTTGACCTGGATGTTCATGACGTTCCCGAGCGCCTGCACTCCCCAGTCGAGGCCAGCGTTCAGACCGTTGGTGATCGCGCCCCCGCCGATGCCGAGGTCGCTCATCGCCTGGTCGAGGTTGGACCGAGCGAACCCGGCGACAGCGTCGGTACCCTGCTGCCAGGTCGAAGCGATCTGCTCACCGAGGAACTGGGCTAGCGTCTTCTGCTCGCCCATCTGCCCGGTCTGCTTCTGCTGGATCTTGAGCTGGTCCTTCTGGTAGGCCAGCTTGTCCTTCTCGGCCTGGAGGGCGTCGATCTTGTCCTGGATCGCGGCCTTGTCCTCTTTAGACCCGGCCTCGTTCTTCTGGACCTTGAGCTGCTTACGCTGCAGCTCTAGCTGGTCGTACGCCAACTTGAGCTCGTCGAGCTGGTCTTTGACGTCGTCGCCCAGAAGCGATGATCCGGAGGCGAGCTCTGCGGTAGGCGTTGTCAGGGACGAGGTCAGATCCCTAGAGGCGGTAGCGGTCGATTCCAGCGATGTCTGCAACCCGCTGAGGTCGCCTTGCATGCTGCCGAGGTTGAACGCCAGCGACGTGGGAGCGGTGCCGAACGTCTCTTTGAACGCTGAGAAGATCTGCTTAGCGATCTCACGGGCGCGATCCAGGACCGGGTCCAGGCCGTTCTCGATGCCGGTACCGAGGCCTTCCATCAGGGCCTCGCCGGCGGGGATCAGCTCTTTACGGTCCTTCGGGAGCGGACCCTTGACCGCGGCAATCTTGGCGGCGATGCCGGACGCGAAGTCCAGTACCGCAGAGAGGCCCGCCTTGATACCGGACAGCAGGCCGTCCATCAGGGCTTTACCTGCGGCCACCAGGATCGAGCCGAAGTTACCAGCAGCGGCGGCGATCTTCCCGCCGAGAGCTTGGACCTCCGCCACAACCTGCTGCGCGCCAGAGGCGGCTGCGGAGACCATCTGGGAGAACGCGGTTTGTACCGCAGACACCGCCGCCGAGAAGGCGTTGGCGATGACCGAGCCCATCGAGCGGAAGATGTTGCCCGCGGTGTTGACTACGCTGCGCGCGCCTGCCGAGACGGCCGCGCCGATGGTGGCGAACGCTGACGAAGCGCTGGCCGTGACCGTGGCCCAGATCCCCGACAACAGGCCGGGCAGCGTAGCCAGGGTCGCCCGGATCGAGGCGATGGCTGTAGCGGCCATAGTAGGAATCGAGTTCCACACCTCGGCGGCCTTGAGCTTGACGCCCTCCCAGGCGGTCGGGATCTGCTTGATCAGCTCGATCGCGCCCTGAATCTGGATCGGCGCGAAGTCGAAGGGGGAGTTCGCCTCACCGTCCGACAGCCCGGGGACCCGAGAAAACGCCGATGCCAGGCCGTTGACCACGTCGACGAGTGTGGAGATCGAGGCGATCAACCCGTCGAGCTCCGCTTTGAAGGACTGGATCTTCTGTGGGTCGGAGAAGAACTCCAGGGACTTGTTTAGGATGTCGACCAGTCCGCCGCCAAGCATCTGCAGCGTGTCACCCAGACCCGACATAGCGTTGTCGAACTTCGACACGCCGTCCGGCCCCGCTGTCGTGAAGTCCGTGACCCACTTCGAGAAGGACTCGCCTGTGCGGTTGATCCAGTCGGCGATAGCAGGGAGCTTGCCGCTGAACTTCTCAGCGAGGTTCAGCAGTCCGTCGACGAACGATGTGAGGCCGGGAGCGGATCGGGAGATAGCCGCGCCGATGTTCGAGATTAGAGACTCGATACGTCCGAGACCCTCGCCGGAAGTGACCGAGTCGACGATCGACTTGGCGACATCCGCCATGCCCTGAGTGACCTTGGGCAGGTTCGCGGCCAGGGTCGGGATAGCCTTACCGAGCTGGTCGAACACCGGACCGAACTGGTTCTCGACCGCGGCAGACATCGACTCTTTGAGCCCGTCGAACGCGGGCTTGAGCCTCTCGGCAGCGCGCTTGAACCCGTCGATGCCTAGTGCGAGTGCTCCGATGGGAACGGCTACTGCAGCGATCAGCCCGGGCAGTGTGAGAAGAGCGGCTGAGATAGCGCCCAGCGACCCGGCGATCAGCGGAGTCAGCGCCGCCGCTGCCCCGAGGATCAGCATGTACCCCGTGGGGTTGATTCCTGATCCGAACGACGGAGCTTCCAGCTTGCCCAGAGAGTTCGCCACGCGGTCCAGCAGGCCTCTGTCCACGTCGGCACGGACCTTGACCCTGGCGGTCATACCGGCGGTGCTGGCGGCCACCTCCTGCCGGAAGTTGCCCATGTCCGGCTCGACCGGGATCTTGACCTTCATCTTCTCGGCGGCGTCGACCGCGGCCTTCAGATCTCGGTAGAACCCGTCGAGGTCAGGGGTCACCTTGATACTTAGGCGGCCGACCTCTTTCCCTGCAGCCACGGGCTACCTCACTATCTGCCCGTTGCCTGGGCCTTCCGATTGCGGGAAGCAGCCATACGCATGGCCGCGACGGCTCCGAACGAGCCGGGTTTGTACTTCTTCGCCTTGTGGGCTTTGACCTGCGGAACCGGGAACGGTTCGGGCGGGGTCAGCCTGCGGCGCTTGTCCTTCGACGTGTTCGCCAGTAGGTACATGAACTTGAGTGCTCGGATTTCGTTGACCAGCGCCGCGGTGGTGTACGTCTGGTCATCCCAGCCGCGGAACTGCGGGCCGCCCTGTTTCTCGGACCAGAACCTGCCCTCCCGGGGCAGCTCTTTGATAAGCGCCAGGACCTGGATAGGTCCGAGCCGGGAGGCGGGATCGAACAGATCCGCGAGGTTCATGTGGTACTCAGCCCGGAAGTCCGCGTACAAGGCGTCGCCGTAGTCGTCGATCAGTCCTCCGAGCTGGAGGCTTCCCCCACTTGCGTCTCCTCCAGCCAGTAGTTGAGGATCTTGGTGGCGAGGGCGACGTCCTCGTCGACGGCGTCCATCAGGGTCTCGGAGTCGCGTCCCGCAGCCAGTTCGAGGATCTTGAAGACTGCGTCCGTGAGCTTCTCGGCGTCAGCCTCGGTCTTGTCGCCGTCGGCTTTGTCGTTGATCGTCCGGATGGCTTCGAGCCGCGTAAGGATGTCTTTGCGCACGTCTTTGCGGAGGCGCATCACGTTCTTGAGGGACACGGTTGTGTCCTTGGAGATCTGCACCTGAACCGGCGCGCCGTACTCGCGGTCGGCTTCCTCTCGGATGGTGTCGAGGGTCAGAATCTTGCTCATAGGTGGCAGGCCTTTCGATTGGTGGCGGGCTTAGGTAAAGCGGGAGGTGGGGAGCCGCCCAAGGCCCGCCAAGGTGTGCAGGCGGCTCCCCGTTTGACACGGGTTACGTGTCAAGTTCGAATCAGGCGACGTCGACGGTTACGCCGGAGCCGCCCGTGGTGCTGTCAACGCCCAGCGCAACAGCCAGCGGACCCGTGATCTCGAAGTCCGAGCCGTCGGCCGTGACCGTCCACGCAGACTCGGCGACACCGTCATCGACGGCACCGATCGCGGTCTTGATCGCGGCGGCGTTGTCGTTGTAAGCGATAGAAGCCGTGGCCTTACCGCCGACCAACAGGGTGTAGTCACCGCCGGTAGCGCCGCCCAGATCGAGCAGGTACACGACCGGCGCGTCAGCAGCGTTGAACCAGTCCTCTTCGATCCACTCGTACAGGTTGTACGACTGGTAGTCGAGGAAGGTCGCGCGCACCGGCAGAGCGCCGAACTCGTCGGTCGCCAGCGAGATCGCGTCCTCGCGCTTCAGCGAAGCCTTACGGGCGTGGAAGCCGAGGCGAACGTCGTTGTCGACGATCACGATCAGCAGCGCACGCTCGTTCACGACCGAGCCGGACTTCACGCCGAAGATGCCGGGGGTAGCCGACTGGTTCGGACCGAAGTACAGCTCCAGAGCCGACTCGTCGAACTGGGTCAGGTTGATGACCACGTAGTCCGCGATCTCTTCGGTCTCGACCTCGCGCAGCTTCTTCTTCTGCCACGAGCCGCGGACCTCGGAGTCGCCGCCGTCGAAGCCGAACTCGGGCAGATCATCCTCGGAGGTGTGCCCGACGAGCTCCCAGCCGGTGCGGTCCCACGCCTCGGGGTGCTCCAGGTCGATCAGCTTGAGCTGAGCAGGGGTAGGTGCCGCCGTGCCGACCGCAGCGGTGTACACGTACCCCCGCGCGGCAATGAGGACGGCATCATCTTTCAGTGCCATTTGGTTCCTTAGTTCTTAGGGGGCCGGATGCCGAGTCGGATCAGGCCGAAGACGCGCCAGGTCCGGTCAAACGGTGACGGGCCGTGGGACGCGCCCAGGGTCTCGGTCACCGAATGCAGGTAGCCGGCTGGCGTTTTGGTTTGGAGACGTGCAGCGCGGTACAAGACCTCTAGGGCGTCCTCGTACATCTGCTCGGTAGTGGGCAGGTCAGCCGCTGAGTAAGCGGTCATCTCGACCACCGGCTGCGTGAACAGCGTCGGATGCTCCGGGCTGCGGGTACCGCCTACGCGACGGACGGTGATCAGCGGGAACGAGCGGGAGTCGATGTCCTCGACCCACGTCCCGACATGCACACCCGCCAGAGACGGGACAGTGCTGATCGGATTGGACAGGTCCTCGTGGCCGCGGAGAATCGGTAGGAGAACCTCACCGACGATCGGAAGCTTGCCAGCCATGCGCTACCCCCTCTTCCCGCGCTTAGCGCCGGTGGAGATAGCGGTCTGGCCGCCGAACCCGGCGGCACCGGTGAGGATGTACAGCCCCTGCGGAGCCTTCGTGACGCGACCGTACTTCTCCGGATCGAAGACACCGGACGGGTAGTGGCCGTACTCGATCGACTCGGGGCTAGGGGCCTCCATGTTGACGTAGGCATCCACCGAACCGTTGGTCCGAGTGATCTTCGTCAGGTGGTCCGGGCCGTGGATCTTCTCCCACTGCGTGCTCGCACGAGCGGCAGCCAGGTTGGCCTTCGCCCGGTCAGCGACCTCGTCAGCTTCGGAGCGCATCTCGTGGACCACACCGGGCAGGTGCGCCACGACTTTGTTCAGACCGGATCGCCCGTAGTACAAAGGCATCAGAACCTCCGAACCACGTATTCGAGGCGGGCGGTGCGGCGAGAGCCGTTGTAACGACGAGGGTCGCCGTACACACCCCAGCGCTCACCTCGCCACACAACCTCGGACCCGGACTTCAACTCGGTCGTGAACGACCGGGGGAGCCGCATCGTGTAGACCTGCTCGGTCATGTCGCCTATGTCGTCCATCTCCGCCCGACGGGAGGATGTACCCGACTGGTTCTGGATCTGGAAGCGAGCGACTGTCTCGACTCCGGTGGGGGAAGGACCGACCAGGGTGTTGCCCAGCCGGTCCTTCCGGGTCACCTCGGGGTACACCGTTACGGGCTCGTAGTTAGCCCCGTCGTCCAGAAGCCCGCTCATCAGTAGCCCCAGTACAGCGGGGAGCTCTGCTGGAACACCTGCCACTCGACCGAGCCGAACGCCGGGAATTCACCCGAGCGCTCCAGCGGAGTCTTCGGACGGACGTTGAGCACGCCGACGTTCTTGGAGAGCCCGAGCTGAGCCCACTCTTTGTCGGTGATCTCTATCGCCCCGGTGTTCAGCCGCCAGTTGAGCTGGTACGAGTAGTTGCCGTCGGTCTCACCGATGTAGCCGTCGGGGTTGCGGATCAGGCGCGTGACCGCGGAGGCCTCGACCTTGATAACCCGCTTGAGGTAGTCCTCGTCCTCGGCTTTGTCGTCCAGGTCAGGGATACGAGAACGGATCTCGATCTCGGCGTCCTCTAGGAACGTCTCGACCTGGGTCTCTTCGTCATCGGTCAGCGGCCGCCCGAGCCGCGCGACCACGTCGCTGGGCTCGGCGTATGCCATCAGGCCATGCCCTCGACAGTGGACTCGAGATCAGCGAGGCGCTTCTCCAGCTTGGCGATAGCCTCTTGGACGGTGTCGTCAGCAGCGACAGCAGCAGCAGCATCAGCCGGCTCGTAGTCCTCGTCCATAGCAGCCGGGGCGAACCCGGTCAGGTCGGTGAGCTTGGCCACGATCTCGGAGTCGCTGAGCGAGCCGAGCCATCCGCGGACCACCGCACCGTTGTAGGGGTGGGTCATGAAAACCTCCAGGTAGCGACACGGCGGCGGGACCCTCCGGGGAGAGCCCCGCCGTTACGTATCAAGGTCGGGACAGAATCAGTTGGGGTCGGTGTCGTCGACGAACTTGACGAACGCCTGCTTGTCACCGAGCAGCCAGCCGAAGGTGACCTCGATCAGGATCGCGATCTGGTTGGTCTGCCACATCGAGACGCTCTTCGCGTTGGCGTCAGTCAGGGTGGCGGTGTCCGACATCTTCACGCGGATCTCATCGGCGAAGCCGAACTTCAGCTGCGAGAAGTCGCCGCCCACGATGCGGGTCTTGGTGTCGGTCGCGGCACCCAGGTCGCCGCCGACAGCGCGGCCGAACTGCGCCGGGAGGCCCAGGACGTCGCCGGTCTGAGCGGCCAGGTTGATGCGGCTCGGGTCCACGTTGCCGTTAGCGTCGCGGTAAGCCTGCGCGCGGAGCAGGTGAGCGCGGAAACGCGGGTCAACGGCCCAGCCGTTGAACTCCACGTCGGTGTTGGCCGAAACGAGGTCGTAGCCATCGAGCAGGCGGTCCAGCAGCGGGTCGCCAGCTTCCTGCAGGTAGTCAACGTTGGTCGTGTTGGCGATCACGTTGTCGGTGTCGATGCCCTGGAGCGCCGAGCCGGTCAGCGGAGACTTGCCATGGAACACAGCGAGGTCGATACCGCGGCCGATGGCGTAAGCCAGGTCGCCCTGCAGCTTGGTGTACAGGCCGGAGGGGTTCATGCGAGCGAACTCCTCCGACACGGTGACGATGGTCGCCAGCTTGATCGGCGAAACCGAGCGGGTGTCCCACGCGGTACCGGACAGCGGCTTGACGCCGCCTTCTCGCTGCTCGTTCGACGTACCGACGCCGACCTGACCCACCTCGGGGCGCTTCACGGTCGTGGGGATGATCGTCTCACCGTACGAGATCGGGATCATCTCACCCATGCGCAGGACGAGCGAGCTCTCCTGGGCCTTGTCGAAGATGGGGCCGACGATCTCCTTGGGGAGCAGGTCGGAGGGGACGTGGGCCAGACGGCCCTGGTGGTTGCTGCCCGCGGTGTCGGGAGCGAGTTCTCCAAGAGTTGCCACAGGGGGCTCCTTACTTGCCTAGTTGGGTTTGCATGAGCGCGGTGAAGGCCACCGCAGGGTCGTTGCTCGGGGCTTCTGTGCCGAGGCCTTGCGAGCGGTCGACAGCGGCCACGGGGCCGTTCTTGAGGCCGAACAGGGTCTTGAGGCTCTCGGCGTGCGTCTTGAGCGCTTCCTCCGAATCGCCCTGCAGCGTGTTCGCGAACGTGAACAGCGGCGTGGGATCGGGGGTGAGAGCCTGGACCGCGGTCACCAGACGGTCGAAGTCGTGCTGCTTCTCGGACGCGGAGGTAGCCGCCTGGGCTGCCTGGGCTTCGAGAGCTGAGAGCTTCTCCGCGTACTCCTGCAGTTGCGTCTCCGCGGTGCGGAGCTGAACTCGGTAGTTCGCGGCCTCGGTGTTCGCCTTCGAGAGCTTCTCGCGAGCCCAGTCAGGCAGGTCCTCGCTCTTGGGAGCGGGAGCCGCCGGAGCCGGGGCAGCGGGAGCTACGGGTTCGGGCGTCGAGGGGGTGTCGGTGGGTTCGGTCATCTGTGCCTCCTGGGCGTGGGGTGACTCCTGCTCCTGGCAGGTCGGTCGGGTTGGCGGGCTAAGCAGCGAGTGCTGCGTACTGCTGTGCTGAGATCTCGCCGCGCTCCAGGCGACGGCGAAGGGCGTTGATAGCCAGCTCGTTACGAGTAAAGGGCTGGCCTTTGTTTTTCCCGCTCTTGTGGACGAGGCCTTCGTCCTCTAGAGCGATGGCTTCCTTGGTGGCTTCTCCCCACAGGTCGAGGGCGCGATCGGCAGCTTCTTTGCCGAACCAGTCCTCGTTCCGGAAGACGGGGATCACCTTGCAGTCACACCCGGGGTGCCACTGCTTGATCTCTCCGCTGATGTCAGCGAAGTAGGTCTCCAGGTCTTTGTTCTCGAACAGCTCCAGAGCGTGTTCCGTATCAAGGTCGAGACCAGCGGTCTCGGCCCGGACGTACGTAGGTCCGCGGCTGATCAGCATCAGGCACCAAGCGCAGGTCTCCCGGCCCGTCGCGACGCGAGCCCAGCCCCGCAAGACGCGGGGTTCCGGGTCGTTCTCAACGGCGTGGATGATCTGCTGGCGGCCTGCGTTCTCCACCTCGCGCACCGCGCGTAGCGTCAAGTGGGTCAGCGCGTCGCCGCGCGTCTCCGACTGCTGCATCCGCTCACGCGCCGGGTCCATGTTCTCGACGAACTTCTCGAACGTCGTCCCCTCCAGAGGTCGATCGTTACGAGGCAGGTCGGGATGGAACTGAGCCCGCTGCGCGTCGTAGAACCGCCGAGCCAGCACCGATGACTCGGTGCGCCGGCGCTGGATCTCGGGGAACAACAGGTCCAGCAGACGCAGCCAGCCGAACATCGTCAGCGCGGGCTGAGCGAAGAACCCGGCCACGTTCCTGACGTGGCGGACTACTGCGGCGGAGATGAGGAGCTGCGCTGCGGCGTACTCCTCCGGGTTCACCGGGTCTTGGTCCGGTTAAATCCGGAGGGAGACGTTTGGGTCTCCGTCTTGGTCTCGGTGACCGTCGGCTTAGGCGTGGCGTCAGCCTGGGCCTTCGTCGTGGAGTACAAGGTGTCGATCATGTCCTCGGTCTCCTGCTTGTCCCAGTCGCGCATCTGCTCGCGCTGAGTAGCGGTGTAACCGAGGTCGATACGGGCCTGCTCCTTCGGGATCGGACCCTGACCGTTGGCGTACAGCTTCGACACGGCGTCAGCCTTAGCAGCGACCGTCGGAGTCGACGGGTCGCGCCAGACTGTCTCCAACCGGGTGTACTCCTCGGTGACCTCGCGGCCCATGATCTGCATCGCGATCCGCATCGCGCGCTCCCAGGCACCGCCGAAGATCCGGCCTTTACGCTCGGCCATCTTCACGATCCGGGAGTCGGTAGCGATGATGGCCTCAGCCGAGGCGGGGTTCTCCGACGAGGACGACAGGTACTGAGGCGGCAAGCCGGTGATAGACGCGGCCTCTTTGCGGAAGACCTCCATCTCCTCGGCGAAGTTCCGCAGCTCGGCAGCCTTGAACTCGGAGATCTTGGCGGCCTCAGAAGCGAGCGTCAGGATGCGCCCGTAGTAGATGTCGAGCGTCGTGTTCTCGCCGTCGTTGGTCAACTCGTCGGTGGTGACACCGGAGATGACGCGGAGCGGTGTGCCCAGGATCTGGGAGGCCGACTGCAGGTTCATCAGCGTGCGGGACGCGGCGTCGGTGACCTTGCGGAGCTCCGGAGAGATCTCCGAGCGGCCGTATCGGTTGCCCAGACGCGGGTCGTTGGTCAGCGGCACGACCGGGACCACGCCCAGGTTGTGTTTGATGACCTCGCCGTCGACAACCCACTGGTCGTTGAGCCCACCGTTGCGGCGGAGCGGGACAGTCTCGTCAGGCAGGTACAGCGTGGCTCGATCCGGGACCGCGACGTCGTCGCGCGTCGTGTAGAGACGGACAGCCCGGGTGACCCGGCGGGTGTTGCGCGGGTCCAGCTCGGCGTACATATACAGCGGAGACTCGACCCGGATCAGCGGGATACCCGCGGGGTCTCCGGACTCGACGTCCGGGTGGCTGACCGTGATGTACGCGCGGCCGAACGTTAGCGAGTCGTCGTGTCCGAGGACCGACTCTTCGTCCAGGTCGTTCGCCTGCCACCAGTTCCAGAGCTCTTCGAGCCCCTCGGAATCCTCCGAGATACGGAACCCCTCGATGTCCAAGCGATCGGACAGAGTGCGGAGGTAGGTAGCGACCCAGCCTGGCTGGACGTCCAGGTAAGCCAGCTCCGGTGGAGCGCCGATCCCGATCGTCTTCAGCCGGCGCGTCCCGTTGCGGTAGGCCTCGGCTTCCAGCAGGTTCGGCAGGTCCCGTGCGAGGAGCCCTTGCAGTCGCTCGACGTGCTCGTGGTAAGTCGTCATCGCAGCAGACCCGCCCCCTTTCCTGTGTTGCTCTTGCTGAGCAGGAAGTCTTGGCGCGAGCCCCAAGCGAGGACAGCCGTCACAGCGGCGTCGATCTTGCGCTTGGATTCTTTGCCAGGTTTCCTGATGCTGATTGCGTCGTATATCGTCGGGTGCTGGTGCGCGTTGGTGATGTGCGCTTTGAGCACCGGGTTGTTGTCGTGTTTGACCTCGCCCGCCAGAACAGCGTCGCGGAACCGCTCGCAGTCCAGCGCGAATCGCTTTTGCTGGCCGCGCATATCGAAGGCGACCGGGTTACCGGGGGAGGCGTTGATCTTCAGCTTGCGCCGGAAGTCCTGACCCCAGGCGTCGACCGACTGCTCGAACTCCTTGACGTCCGCTCGCATACCGACGACGTCGTACTTCTCGAACATCGACCGGACGTACGCGTCCACGTCCTGGCGCGGGACCTTGTGCCCCTCGTACTTCTCAGGCACCCAGACCTTCACCAGGAACAGCGCCCCGTCCTCGACCCGGCACGCGGTGAGCGCCGTGTGGTCGTTGGACAGCGAGCCGTCGAACCCGAGCGTGATCCGCTCGCCCTTCCTCAGCGGAGGTAGGTTGATGTCGTGGTTGCGATCCCACTCAGACGGCGCGATCCATGATTCCTCGGTGGCGTTGACCTGGTTGAGGAACTTTCGGCGGGACTCGATGACGTCGTTCTTCGCCGTCAGGACCGACATCAAGATGTCGTCGAGCGGGAGCCAGATCGAGTCGCCGCGGGCGATCTCCAAGCCCTTCATGAGCTGGGCGACTCCGGCCTCGTACCCCTCGGGGTCGTCGGACGGGAACGGGATCTCGGAGACCGGCGTATCAGCCGGGGCCTCCAAGGCGTCGTAGAGGACGCCGGTGTCGATAGCGTCACCTGCCAGGATGTCCAGCCAGTTCAGGTAAGACATCTCCGCGACGGTGTCGTCGCCGGGCCGGTGAGCGTTGCAGATCGACAAGGTTCGGGCACCGTCGACCTTGGTCATGTTGCCTTCGATGACCTCGGCCATCTGGTGGCCGTCGTTGACCTCGCCGCCGGGGCCTACGCCCCACCACTGCGTTTCGTTCTGGACGACGAACGTCGGGCGGTTACCCTCCATCGACGCGGGGGACGCGGTAGCGGCTTCTAGCCGGCCGCCGATCTCGGAATAGATGATGAAGCGGTTGACGGACAAGCCGTACTCGGTCTTCAGCTTCTTCGAGACCATGATCGGGAACAGCGAGAACGTGTTCTTCGTCTGGTCCTGGGAGACCGCGGCGATCGTGATCCACGCCGCGTGCCGGGTCTTGCCGACCGGGTTACCGTTGTCGTCGAAGTGCGAGAAGGCGACTGGTCCGCAGAGTTCGGCGAGCGCGAGCGCGCCGATCATCGGGTCCTTTCCCCAGCCCTTCATCCGGCGGAGCGTGCCCTCGCGGTAGGCGTACTTCCCTTGGTCGTCGACCGCGTACCACCAGGCGATGAATCGCGCCTGCTCCAGCGTCGGGACGAACGGGCCGTCGCCAGCGGGGGAGTTGACGTACTCGAAGAGCCAGCTGATTACCTGCCAGCCGAGAGTCTTCTCGGGCAGGAACCAGGAGCCGTCCTCGTACTGCCGCCAGGTCGGGCCGGTGATGTGGCTAGGGGCGGGGAGCAGCGTCTCCGGGTAATGGACCGCCACTCCTCACCTCCTGGTTATATGTCAAGCGATACGGTCGACGGATACGCGGCACACCTGGCCGCCGTACAACTTCGTGGCGGTCCCGTAGATGTTCTCCATGAAGTCCCGGGGGACCTCGGTGTCATCGTCGATAAGAACCCGGTCAGTGCGTACGCCTTCGAAATGATCGGGATTCTTGGTGTCGAACAGCCAGGCGTCCTCCCCGAAGCCGAGAACGTCAGCTATGTACCGAGCCCGTTCCCGAGTTTCCGCGACGATGGCGGGTGCTAATTTCGATACAGTCATGGCAGGCCTCTCGTTACGTATCAAGTCACAGAGCGCAGAAAGTCCGTCGCAGGGTCGATGTTGTAGTTCGTGTGCGGAGTCGTGCCGCGGATGAAGAACAGACCAGCGTCCAGCACCGCGCGGATCAGCGCGATCAGCTCGAACGTCGGGTTAACCCCGATCTCCAGGAGCTGACGCAGGATCGAATCCGGACCAGAGAACACCCGGGACATCATCACGACCTTGTAGATCGCGGTCTTCATCTCGCCCGAGTCGCCCTCGCAGTCGGTATACAGGTCGCCTTTGTGGGCGTAGTTCCTCCACCAGTCCGGGGTGTCGACCATCAGCTGGTCAGCGATACCGTGCGACTTCGCCGACGGCATCTGTCCACCCGGGTCAGGCCACACCTTGCCGGTCTCGCGCATCGGGTTGCCGAACGTCGCGGCCCCGCGCACGTGGTCTTTGACCCAGTGCAGTCGGCCGGTCACCGGCTTGATGTGGTACTCCCACAGCTCGGAGGTGACGATCGCGCCTTGCGAGTAGCCGATCATCGACAGACCGAACCGCTCGATACGAGGCCGTTCCTCTTCGAGGATGCGGGTTGCCTCGGTGATGCCGTTGGCGACAGACGGCCCCATCGGGAACGCCTGCGCGGTGTACGGAGGGCCTACCGGACGCCACAGGTACACATCCCCGAGACGTCTCGCGACGTCAGCGTCCGGACCTACCCACCAGGGGACTCCCGTCCCGGAGACGGTGAGTAGTACCGGACGGGTGTCCTCGGGAGCCGTAATCCCCAGCGCGCGCAGGTCGTCGTCGGAGACGATCCCGTCGAGCGGCTGGAACGTCCGGGACTCGTACTCGGTCTGCCACGCCTCAGCCCGCGGGCCGAACTCGTCGGTGTCCGTGGGCAGCGGGCCGTGGATGCGGGCGTACCCGGCGAACCGAGCTGCCATCACCTCACGCCAACGGCGTACCGTGGGGTTCCGGTCGCCGAGCTTAAGCGGCATGGAACTTCTGCTCGGCCGCCAGCCACTTCTGTATCTGGACCTGAGCAGCGGTGATGTCCTCGGGCTTGACGCGCTTCAAGATGCGCTTCGCCAGCTCGGGGTTGTTCGTCGGATCGTCGGAGTTCGACACCGCGTACAGCAGCGCGATCGAGACCGGGTCGCCGTAGATCACAGCAAGCTTCTCGACCAGCTGGATATGGACGTTGGCGTCCGTCGACCAGGACAGGCCGGCGATCGTGTCGACCTCGCCCTCGTGGGGCCAGTGCAGCGGCGAGCGGGACTTGCGCTTGTACTTGGCCTGCTGGCGAGCCAGGTCCAGCAACTCGCGCTGTTCAGCGTCGGTTAGAGCAGACAAGAAGTCGTCCTCTTCGTGAAGTAGTTGAAGCAGCGCATCGCCCTGGGCGAGCGCGCGGTTGTAGCGGGCTTGTCGATCCGCGAGGCCGTTGGTACCGCCGTTGATCCGGCGGGTGACCGTGTTCAGGTCGCGGCGATCGGACAACTCGTTGATGTCCGGACGGGCGACCGTCCAGTACCAGGCAGGGCCGATGCCCGCCCACTTCAGGTCAGCGAGCTCGCGGTAGTTCACGACGAAGTAGTCCGGTGTCGGAACCATCCCGAACGCGTACGCCCACTGCGAGAACGACCGGTAGTTGTAGTCCCAGGTGATCTGAATCCACGTCCGACCGATGTACGGCGCGTACCGGCCGTTTTTGGCGATCTCCTCGGTGTACTGGAACGAACCGGACTCGTGCCCGATCTGCGCCAGCCACATCGCGATGCGGTTGACGTTCGTGCACTCGGATTCCCGGAGGCCCGAGCGGACCGCGGGCAGGATCTCCGCCGCACGAGCTTCGCTCAGGCCGGTGGCCGCCGCCAGGATGGGGGCTGCGGACGCCGGGGCGCTACCCCTCCGGAAAGTCGAGTAGCCGTCAGCGCGGATCTTGCGCGCGATGAAGTCGGCTGTCTTCGGGTTGCCGTAGGTGTTGTAGCCACATTGCGCGTGCATTGGGTCTTTTGGACTGTTCCAGTCTTGACCCCAGAACACGGTGCCCTCGTAGAACGCGAGGAGCTCTCGCATCGTGGCAATCTTGGTTTCGTCGAAGCCCGCGTAGCTGACCTTGAACGGGTGCGAGTTCCAGTTCAGATCCATCGCGGTGCCGCTCAGGTGGTTCGACGACGGGACCGAGTTGGTCGGCGTCCAGCACGCGGAGTCCGCGTCGCGCAGCGGCTCGACGTACGCGTGGAAGTCAGCGGCGAACGCGCGCAGGATCGCTAGGGGCTGTCCCTTGGCGATCTGCAGCGTGACGCTCGTGCCGGGGATCTTCGTCCACTCGCACTCATCTGCGTTGACCATCGGCCACCCGTTCTCGGAGTGGCTCAGGCCGTAGACGACCCTCGGCATCAGCGCTTGAACGGGTTGATGGCGTTGATCAGCTGCTCGGGGAGCCGAGACAAGTCGGGGAACAGCCCGATGATCTTGTCGTCCAGCCGGGACAGATCCGGGATCTTCGCCAGGATCTTGTCGTCGAGGTCAGCGAGGTCGGGCATCTTCGCGGTAGCCCGGTCGATCACCTGGTTCAAGAACTCGGGGTGAGCCCTCAGGTAGTCGAAGACCGCCTTCACAAGAGCAGCGGCGAACATGGTGATAAGGCGGTTCATGAAGTCCTTAGTCGGTAGCGGCTTCGATCAGGTCCCACAGGTCGGAGTCCTCTTCTGGGACGTCGATCAACCAGCGGTCCTGGTGGTGTGTCACCCGGACAGGTCCGGGCGGTAAGGTCAGCGCGAGCTCTCCGTTGAACGGCTTCACGCGCACGACGCGTGGCGTGATGATCACGCCGTCCTGCTCGCGCAGGTCGCTGGAGAAAGTCCAGTGCGAATCGTCGGGGCGTCCGGAGATGTCGCGCACGGTAGCGGTAACAGTCGTCATACCGGCCCTTTCGTCAGGTGACCGGGTTCATCGGAACCGCGATGCTCGCCCAAGGGCAGGACGACGAGAGCGTCCCGGAGTGGGTAGCCGCGGCGTTGGAGTCACGCCCCGTCAGGCCGCCCGCGACCTGCGTCCCGTTGATGCGGCCGGTACCTCCGGACGGCGTGAACGACACGTTTCCGTTGTTCCAGCCGGTAACCTGGAAGGTGCGGCCGTTGGTCGGCGGGGCTGACACAGAGTGTGACGGGCTGGTGCTGCTACCGGTCGCCGTAGCCGGGGTTCCGAGGCTCGCGACGTTCGCGTACGAGATCGTGTAGGACATGCACCAGTTGCCGCCGTTTTTGTCCATGACCACGGTCTGCGACCCGCCCGGGGCGCTCGCGAGGGTGTAGACCCTGAGCCAGCCGCTGGAGGACGTGTTGTTGAACGCGATGCCTTGGACCAGGCTCATAGCGTTGCCGCCGTAGGTGACGCCTGCCACAGTCTCGTTGCCGAGCAGATGGGTAACCACGAAGACTCGGGAGCCTGCTGCAGCGGAGAACGAGTACGACAGATCGCCCAGCCCGCCTTGCATCGACGACACCGCGTCGAAGTCGACGGTCGGCGGAGGAGCCGCGGACCAGATCTCGGTGGTCCCGATGCTGATCTTCTGAATCTCGGTGGAGCCGATCGCGGCTTTCGCGAAAGCCGTCGTGGCAAGTGACATGCCTGCCACGGCGACCTCCTATGCAGTCCTGAGATAGATAGTGTTCGAGTCCTTGGTGCCGATTGCGGTGTACTGCGCCTCGGTCCCGACCCAGATCGTCAGCGTCCGGGCACCGGAGTTGTCCGAGCCGGCGACGTAGCCGGTGGCCAGCTTCGACAGCGCGATCGCCGCGCCGGATGCGACCTTGGCGTTGGTCACCGAACCGTCAGTCGGGGTGCGGGTGTTCGACAGCCGGGAGTCGTTACCGACGCACGCGGTCGTCGACGACGTGCCGAACGAGACGGACAGCGTCCGGTCGGCGGTCAGATCGCCGCCGCCGGTGAGGCCGGTGCCCGCGGTGATCGTGCGGGCCTTGTCGGCTTTCGCACCGATCTGCGAGGCGACCGTGGTAGCGAAGTTCGGGTCATCGCCCAGCGCTGCGGCCAGCTCGTTGAGCGTGTTCAGCGTTTCCGGTGCCGAGTCGACCAGCGCGGCGGTACCGACAGCCACCCGCGCGTCCACCGCGTCCTCGTCAAGCTTCTCGTCGAGAGCGGTCTGTAGCCCGGTGACGTTAGCGATCGAGTGGGTGTGCGAGCTCGGGGTGAACGTCGACGGCTTGTCGGTGACGTCGTCCCAGGACACCGCGCCTGCCTCGGGCGGGTTCGAGGCCAGGTACGCGGCGATAGCCGAGTCGAGGTCGGTGACATCCGCGGCGACGTGGTCGTGCGCAGACGGCGGGAACTCCACCGGAACGTTCGACAACGCGTCCCAGTCCGCTGACGGCGGGTTCGCGTCGAGGTAGCCGTTGACAGCGTCAGCGAGCAGTTCAGCGGAGGTGTCCGGAGGGACCGCGACCGAGGTGGCGATCAGGCCCCACAGACCGGCGTCGGTCTCGGGGACCTCGATGAACCAGCGGTACTCGCCGTAGACGACGATCGCGAAGCCGGGTTCCAGCTCTACGCTCAGTGCGCCGTCCACCGGGTTTACCCGGACCTGCTTCTGGGTGAGGATCGAGCCGTCCTGCTGTCGGAGCACGGTCGAGAACACCCACTGCTGGTTGTCAGGCTGACCGGTGACGTCGCGGACGTCGGCGGTGATCGTGACGGTCATACCGGCCTCTCGTAGTAGTTACATGTCAAGCTCTACTGAGCCCGATATTCGTCCAGTGCGTCTAGGTCGCTGTCGCGCTTCTCAAAGAGAGTTCCGTCCGGTAGGAAAAAGGAGTCTGTCTCGGACATCCTTTCCACCGCCACGGCGGCTACATCGCTTGACAGCTCCCGTAAATGACCTTTCGTAACCCACGGGCTACCGTCCAGGGCGGCGACTACCGACATGAGCACCAGGCCCGCAAAGTCTGCCTGCTCTCTCTCGCGGGTCATGTATCTGTCCTTCCGACGGTTACGTGTAAAGGTGAGCCCGTTTACCGGTGGAGCTCATACCGGCCTCTCGTTATCTGTCAAGTTTGAAGCCCGCCGTTATGGCCGCGGGCACGCCTTTCTGGCAGCGGAACCGAAGCCCGTTCCTGCCTCGCTCCCTGGTCCGGAAGTCGAACCGGACGCCCAATACCTGCTTTAGTCAGGTCCACCCGCTGTGCGGGCCGCTACTGCCTTTGGCGTACAGGGAGATACCAGGGGCGACCGCTCTTGGTTACTGGCTGGTCTCGCCTGCCTGGCAAGTTGAGGCCCGGAGGACGGATACGAGACCGGCAGCTCATACGTCTGTCGGGGGGTCCGATCCTCCGGGCGGAAAGCGCCTACACCGGCCATGCTGGGCCGGGTCAGCACTTAGTGCAACGGTTCCTGAGCACGAAGACCGCCGTCGTCACGGCAGGTCGCCTCAGTCGGGTCGTTGCGCCCGGGTCTTGGGTTACTCGGCGTCTCGGAGTTCGGCCGACAGCCTGTCGTACGCGTCGGCTGCCGCGAGGAGATCGGCGGCCAGTGCGCGTGCACCGTCGGCGTCGCCTTCGTACAGCTCGCCGTATCGGCCGTCGCTGATCAGCGGGTAGTGCCTGGACTTGGGGAGTCTGCGACCGGAGTAGTCGTGGGTGGCGACGAACACCTTGAGTTCGCCGTAGAAGTCGCTAATGTCTTTCCCCCGTCTCGGTTACGTGTCAAGTTTGGAAGCAGCCCCAGCGGGGGAGCGACGGAAGGGGATCGCTCAACCCCGCCGGGACTGCGGTCGGCTCCGGCATAGCCGGGGCCTCGGGGCGCGCCAGATCTACGATCTGGACGCCGGCTCTAGCTCGATTTCGGCTTACGGAGAGCGCGCTCGAACAGCTCGCCCATCGTCGTCACCGTCGCATCCGGACCGTCTGACTTCGTCCGCTCCACCTCGATCCGAACCCGTCGCCTGTCTCCCTCTGAGACCAGAAGTGAAGACAGCATCTGATTGACGGCTACTAGCATCTGCGACGAGGGTTTGGAGGATTTCAGGAGCTGGTCGGCGAAGTGGAGGGTGAACTTCGCGTAGTGCCAGTCCGACGGCTGATAAAGCGCGGCTTGCGCCGACTCGGCTAGAGAGTTGTAGAGGTCTCGGACGATCGGGTGAGGATCGGTGAGACCGAGCGGAGGGGACTTCACGGGTCCGGAGACGGGGAGAGTAGTGACCTCTCCGTACTCTTCTTTGTTACGGCGAACCCGCTCGTCTGAGCGGTTCGGGATCGGTCCTCGGGTTCCCATGACGCCTCCTGGGCTACGGGGACGCCTGGTCCCTCCTAGTTGCTTCTACGCCCCGGGTGGCGGGGCGGTGGCCGCTTCTTCATCGCGCGCAGCTTCGCACGCTGAGCGACACCTTCCATCGCGGACTTCCGCGCATGACACGGTTTGCACGACGCCTGGGTAGGTGACTCCTCGTCGCGGTAGCGGACGTGGTCGACCTCGGTAGCCATCCCCGTGCAGATGTCCGCGTAGCGGATCTGGCAGCGGTGACCAGCCGCCCGCAGAACCTCGCGGCGGATGCGAGGCCAGTCGGACGGCAGCCGCTCACGACGGTCAGATGACTCCCAGCTCACTCAGCAGCGTTCTCCATCGCCGACCGGACCAGGTGTTCTGGTAAAGTGATGGTCCCCCCTGGACGGTCCCCGACGATGAGGCGAGCCTTCCACAGACCATCTTCGTCCTCGAAGATCTCTCCTACTCGGATGCTGACCGATGCGGTCATGTTTCCCTCCCTAGTGACATACCTGACAAACGTAACCCGCTGCGGGCCGCCTTCCGGGCGGCCACGGGTTAGTGGTTCTGTTACGTATCTAGTCGTACGTAACGTACCCGGTTACGTAACCACTGGTTCTGTTGGTGAGTAATGCTTACGTAACGTACCTACCCAAACCAACCACTGACCTCGGAGCGGCCCCCATAAGGGCCGCCCTCGGTCTGGTACCTCACTCACCGTTCGGTACCTACCCGGGCGACCGGAGGTCGCTAAAAGGGGTAGTCTCTCTCCGTTCGACTACCCCGACAAGAACCTATGTCGGGGTGCGGTCGCTCGCTGGAGCTCGCTCCCTTACCCCTCCATAGGTAAGGAACCTTCCACTTTTGCGTTTCACCCGTAGAATGTGACGCACTTCACACGAATATCTTCCTACGCGGGCGTCAGCCGGCGACGGCTCTGCGGCCGTCTTCGCTTGTCCCCGGTGCTGTCTATCGATCCGCACCGTTCGTCCGTCTACGGGGCTCTCAGGGGGCATTACGGGGCCTTCCAGGCCCGCGCTGTTCTCTCCATCGACTTCCAAACCCGTACACGATCTGGCAGCCGCATTACCATCCGGTCAACACGCGGGGGGCAGGGGATACCCCCCTAGGGGTCCACGCGATGCGTGTCCCCTGTGACCCCGTCTGCCGGAGTACACCCAGTCTAGCACACCCCCGCCGCACAGCGCAACCCCCTCTGCGCAGCGAGTCTGCACACCCCGGCAGGCGTGCCCCACACCCTGCCTACCCACTCCCCCCTGCACGTGCACACGCTGTGCCCTAGCCCCCTGCACCCTGCGTACCTCCGCACCCCCGACCCCTGCACACCCCAGCCCCCTGCTGTGCGACGTCCCGTGCCCAGATGCGACAGTGCCTCGGCACCGAGGATGCGTACGGGCTCGACGCTGCCTCGTGCTACTTGGATGCGATGCGCGCTCGGGATCGACGGGGCTCCGCATCGAAGGGGATGGCTGAGCTTTCGAGATCGAGCTGGCGTTCCGGGATCGAAGCTCGCGTTCGACGTCGATCGGATCGATGGATCGCGGGGCTCGAGTTCGGTGGTGTGTCGAATCGATGTGCGGGCATGAAAAAGCCCCCGCTACGGCGGGGGCTTCGAGGTTTCTCCCGGGGGTTACCGGGCGACGCGGACGTTGGTCCGGCGGTGGATGTCCACCAGCCCGTTGAACCGGACGAAGGTCCGATCCGACTCGATGCGGCGGACCACGAGGTCCTCGGGGGCGAGCATGGTGCCCGCACCGGCGACGATGGTGTCGCCGACCACGACCTCGGCGGCCGGGATGGTGATCAGGTTGGCGTTCATTTCGAACTCCTTTCTTAGTCGGACTCTCCGACTGATGAGCGAGGTAGCCGGGGGATCACCCCGGGCGAGGTGACTCAAGTATGCGAGGCGACTGCGGTTACGTGTCAAGCGCGGCGAGTTCGAACCCCGATCGGTTACGGATCAAGGCGCTCGACGTCGACGCTGCCGGGCCGACTCCTGGCCTTCCGCACCGCTGACACCGGCTCGCGGTGTTCGGGGCTCAGCGTGGACGTGAGACGGCGTTACGGGGCCTTCCGGGTCGAGGCATGAGAAAGCCCCCGTGCCGGGGGATGGCACGAGGGCTGTCAGGTGTAGAGCGGGAGCACCTGTCACGGGCCGTGGAGGCTTTCGACGTCTAGTGGGTTGAGTACGGTTCGGAGTCGGAGTGTGAGAGGACCGATAGCCAATTGCGGTAGGCAGCCACATCCTCGGAGGGTGCGGGGCGGAGGTGGCTGGTCACCACGTAGTGCTCATTGCCGCTCAGTCCGACCTCGATCTGTTGCCCGGCGCTGTAGCTCATCGCACGTCCTCGATGTGGATGCAGCCGACCTTGTCCGGTCCGAACTGCGGGTCGAACCCGAGCACCTCATCCTCCTGGCACGGGAACGAGGACTGATCGAACGAGATCGGGTCGGCCGATGCGATCCAGCCGGGGGTGGCGATGACCGCGGGAGCGGCGAGCAGGAACAGGCCGGTGGCGATGCGGCGGGCGATGGTGGTCATTGGTGTCTCCTTCGAGTTGTGGATGGTTGATGGATGAGGGGATCGGGATGGCCCCGGTGTTAACCCGGGGCCGAGGGCCGGGACTACCGGGCGGCTGCCCGGCGGATGCCCCAGCCGATCGCGTCCGAGGCGGACATGATCATCCCGCCGTTGAGGCGGACCTCATCGCCGCCCCAGGGCTGAACCTGGACGCCGGCCTCGCGACCGAGGGCGATGGCCTGCTTCACGGTGCTGTTCATTTCGGAACTCCTTCCTGTCCGCCGGCCCTTCCGGGGACTGATGTGCTCGGTAACCGAGGGCTTACCTCGGACTAGGTGAGTGGCCGGGGCTTACCCGGCTCTCGGGATTTCGGGGGACCTCCCCGATCGGGATGAATCAAGAATGCACGAGCCACGGTTACGTGTCAAGGGTTGCGTCGAAGAAACTTGATGCGTAACCTCGTGGACATGACCGCAGCACTCGTAATCATCGCCTTCATCCCGGTGATGCTCCTGGTGATCGCGGGCTACGCATTCGTGTCGCAGCCTTGACACGTAACCGACCTAGACAAGGAGTCAGACATGATCGTCAATGGCATCGAATGGAAGCACCCGCGGTTCTCCACCGCGTACTACGGATTCAACCCCGGAGAGCTGCGCGCGGAGGCCGAGGGCATCGAGCTGATCGCGTGGCTGCGGTCGACTCCTAAGCACGAGACCTACTGGACCGTACGGGGCACCCGGGGTGGTGACCGGTTGTTCGAGGTGAACTTCGACATGCGAGAGACCGCTCTGGTCGGGGCGTCGATTCTCGTCGAGAAATTCTTCGACGAACCCCTTGACACGTAACCGGATCACCGGTTAAAGTTATAACCACAACAAAACAAAGGCCAGCAAGATTCAGGCGAGTCCAGACCGCGCGTTGACCCTGATGCAAATCCCGTGTAATGCGGAGCCACGGCCCACAACATACTTTGAAGTCCAGCTCTGAGCCAAAGCACGTGGCTACGACGAGCTGGCGCCGAGCAGGCAGGATCGCTCAGCCGACATCACCGCGCTGACCGTGTTCGATTCACGGCTGCTCACGTACGCACGCTGACTTGATTCGTAACCAACCTAGGAGGCCACCATGGGCGCTACTGACACCCTCAACCCCACCCAGGGACTGAGCTTCAACCTGACCGATCTCCACGGCTATGTCACCGGCACCCTCTACGGCGACTGGGGAACTACGGCAACCAGCGTGTTCGCTATGGCTGCTCGGCACGACGACCCCGAGGATGCGAAGTACAGAATGGCCCACATCGAGTTGGGACGGAAGATCGCGGACCGCTCGTACGGGTCTGAGTACACCGTCAAGTCCTGGCGGTGGATCGATCGGGACGACTTCGACCGGATCATCGGTATGAACGAGATCCGCGCCTCGTTCGGGTGGCGCGCGGCATGACCATCCACATCGCATCACGCGGACCCGCTGGCTGGACAGCCACGGTGCTGTTCACCGCGGGCACCGTGCTCACGGTCGTCGACGATCTCGGTCGGCGGCACCTGATCGACACATCCAAGACCACTACCCGCCGCATCGCGGCTTGACACGTAACAGGAGGAGCCATGTTCGACGACTGGACCGAAACTGCCACAGGTTTCGAGCACATCTCCGGTGAATGGGAGATCGTCCGGGAGCCTCACGGGTCCCGGTTGTACCGAAACCGGCGATTTGCGCTCGCCGCGCCTCTTCATGAGGTCGTGGCATACGTCGAGGCTACGGAGCGTGCCCGGTGAGCGGGCACGCGTGGTTCGTCACGCTCTCGACCCAGGAGCTTCAGCGCATGGTCACTTCGGTGAACCGTGACGCGGCAGCTGCCGCTGCTACCGAGCTCGCGCTGCGAGGAGAGACCCGATGACCTTGAGCGATGCAGTAGACCTGATCAACGCCGAGCGCGTGAAGTGGCTTCTCTTCTGCGAAGCGGCCGCAGCCCGCGGCGACAAGGATGAGTGCCTAGTCGGCGGGGCGCGGGCCAGCGGACTGGCAGACGCGCTGGTAATCCTGGCGAAAGTAGGGAGGCCCTGACGGTGAGTGATCCCGCAATGAGTAAGTACGGGGTCCAGTACGAACCCTCAACAGGGAAGATCCTCGCGGGGCGTCTCAACAAAGCGGGGGACATCTTGGTTGAGAAGCAGGACGTGTCGGGGTCGGCCATCTGGGCGGTCGCGCAATGGCTTGAAGCTCACGACGAAGGGTTCCCCTACGAGATCTTCAAGTACGTAGAGGGAGGCGAGGGATACCGCCTCACCGTCGAGAAAGTAGGGAGGCCCTGATGAACGAGACAGAACTCAAAGCGTTCGATCAGATAATCGCGGCGTCGTACTCGCCGGCTGAGCTCCGCAAGCTGTACCGACGGAGCAACCCGGGCCTGCCGCTGAGCATCGAGCTGGCGTTGTCGGTCGGTGCGATCGTCGCTGGGGCCGCGCTGATGTTCCTGATCACGAAAGCGGTGGGGCTGTGAGCGGGGAGTTGCGTGCTGTACTCACAGAAGCCATCTCAGCGCACAAGCCGACGGTGAAGCGGGTCAACCACCCGCGCCGTAAGGACATTCTGCTCAACCTCGACGCCTGTAAGGGCTGCGAGTGGACCGAGCAGGACGGCGGCGACCACGACGAGCACATCGCTGATGTCCAAGCCAAGGCTCTCGCTGCTGCTGAGGTTGTAGCCGAGGAGGAAGACAACCATGCCTGAACATTGCCCGTTCTGCGCCACGAACTGGGAAAACCTCGACATCGTAGAGCGGTGGATGCCAAGCGGTCCTGCGGGATCGGTGGCGGTCGTCAGGCCGCTGAACCCGGTCACCGATGGTCACGTGTTAGTGGTTCACCGTGAGCACGACCAGAACGCGGCAGCGTCGTTCGAGGCGACCAGGCGTGCGAGCGTATTGGTGGCGATCGCCGCCGAGTACGTGAACTTGCGCGGCTTGCAGGCCAACATCATCACCAGTATCGGCCCGGACGCCACGCAGACCGTGTTCCACACCCATGTGCATGTCGTGCCCCGTCGTCCTGGTGACGGGCTGACGTTGCCGTGGACGGGCCAGAAGAAAGCCGGGGGAAGACAAGTGAGCGACGTTGCAGAGCGCGCGAAAGCAGCACT